TTATTTATTTTTCTGTGCCTGATTTTGTGCCTGTTTTTCTCCTGCATCAAAATCCCCCGTGAAATTCACCATGTTTGAGGAGAGCGCGCCTTTGATTACATTTAAACTCTCAGGTCTTAAATGGCTGTACTTGTTTGTTACTGATAAATTCGAATGGCCAAGTGTGTCTCTAATAACCCCAAGTGGTATGCTTGGATCTTGAATGAGCCAAGATGCAAATGTATGCCGAAGATCGTGAAAACGAATATCTGGGCGCCTCATGGCTTTACGTGCCGCTTCAAAATTCTTTCTTATTGTCCACTCGGTAACGTTGAATTGAGTGCTTGTCATAACATGATGAAGCTCATTAATAAGCGGTATTGACCGGGCCTTTTTACTTTTAGTTTTCGAGCTTAAAACAATATACGGGGCCTGCCAGTTCTCAGGTTTTAATTTTCTAATCTCGCCTTGCCGTAGGCCTGTATACACAGCGAGCAACACAATTTTTTTTATATTTTCATCTTCAATTAAATCGATTAGTTTTTGGACTTCTTCTTTGCTTAAAAAAACCTCTCTTGCCAGACCTTTCTCGCTGAGCAGTTTTATTTTTTGGCCAAGGGGTTGTTCGATCCATTCCCATTCTTTGTAAGCTAGATTTAATATTCTTCGAACAATTGCGAGGCGTCGGTTAATAGTGGCAACGCTGTAACCCTTTTCAAGCATATCTGCTTTCATCTCGTGAGCGCAGGGCACAACATCTTTTAATAATTTATCTGCTAGATACTCTCGGCACCCTTTAGCGTGCCTGAACATTGACTCAGGGCCGCCGCTTTTTATCCAGCGCAATAATCCATCTTCAAAAGTGTGGCCGGTGATGTGGTTGACTGATTTGAAGCTTTCTTTATATTCAAGCTTTAGTTGACGCTCGACTTTTTGAGCTTCTCTTTTTGACTTCTTCCCAGAAGAGCGTCTAATTGTCTGGCCGTTGATGTCGAACTTGATCCACCAGATTTTTCCTCGGAGATAGACTGACATTTTACTTTTTTTCTACTCTCTAATAATTTAATTAAATCTGATTCTTCTATAAAACGCTTGCGAGGGGAAATAAAGAAAACGGGGACTTTGCCTTCATTGACAAAATCCTCTCGAAACTTGCGCTCAGATATCTGCATCATTTTTGCGCAGTCGGTGAAAGATAGTAGTTTCATCGTTTCTCCTCACTCATCTTGCTTTTACTTATTCAATTACTTCGGGTGATACCGATACGGAACGGCTACGCGCCTAAGCTGTAGCTTTGTAGCTAATTCGCCCAAAAAACTATCGAATCCCTCATCAGAATCAAAGTCCTCATCTATTGGATATTCTCCGATTCTAGACATTTCAAAAATCAACTGATCATTATTAAACTTCGCGCTATCAAAAGAGTACTTATATCCCGCCACGCTGTTACAGCATAAATAATTCTTTATTTTTCCGGACGCATAGCCGATAAGTATGTATTCAATTTCGCTCATCTCGGCTATTAATCGCTCTCGTTTTTTTGCAGCTAGATCGATGTGCTCTTTATATGAAATCATTTGTATTTACCTATTCTTCAATATTGTTAGATTCATTGCCTACCATCTCACGGAATAAAGATCATGCTTATCCTCGCATTCACGGGAGCAGTAAATCTCACCATCGGGTATATAATCCCAGACTATCTTTCCGCAGTTAAAACAGTTGTGGCGAGTTTTTCCGGTAGTTGGTCGCTTCCTTTTCGGCCTGTTGTATTTAATTCCGGGCTTGGTGATCATCGTGCGCGTATCAATATTGCCAAATTGAAAAGTAGGTCGTGCAATTTTATCTATTGATGATTTTGAAAATATTTTACATGAATTAGCAGATAACCCTGAATGCTTAACAAATCGCATAGCGTTAAACTTCGTGAACACCTTTGCTTTACTGTAATCGTAAGACTGGCCGCAATCTGTAAAAAATAAAATATCATTGCCATTGTAGTAATTTTTATGTTGTATTACGTATTCGTTGCTCTCGTCTATCTCTTCAACATCTCGCAGATACTGCATATCAACATGCATGATGGCGAGCGCATCTACAGCTGACTTTAATAGAGGGATGTCCGTCTCTCTGCAATCGTGTTGCGCTTGCGCTTTTTGCAGTGTGAACACTTGAGCTTCATGTAAGTTATCTGTATAGCCTTTTCCCCAAAATGTAGCGTTAGAGCCTGTATTGCTCCTGGAATCCCTCAAATAAAACAATGGTTCTTCTTTCATATCTATCACCATTAATTATTATTTTGCTCTCGCTCTTCCATTACCCTTAACATTTCATCAAGAAGATATCCCCCTGCATCACTACCGATGCACCTCTTTAATGCTTTCATCGAACAGGAAAATAACTCGCTTGATGAGAATTCACAATCAGGCTGCTTGAATATAACGTCTGTTGGGTACTCGCTTTCGATAACTTCAATATTGTTTTTTAAAAGTCGCTTTTTTTGAGCTGAGGAAATCTCCCCTGGCTTTGTTATTAACATTTGCATGTGTCACCATTAATTAAATATTATTGTATTCATCTAGAATGCGATTTCGGATAGCCTCTAGCTCTTCACTCATTCCCCACATTCTGTTATTGTCTCGACGACTAACTACTGCTGAGCGCGATATGTTACGATCAAGTAGAATATAAATAGCTAATTGAATGAGTAGGGCTTCCCAGTGTTTTCTAATTTTTTGTTTCATTTAAACCCTCCCTGCGCCTTCACATGCACCACAAGTTTGATCTTTACCCCAAGAATCTTTGACTATCCCGGTTGTTATACAGACATCACACGGCTTTGTATTATTAACCCAGCGCGTTCTTTTTTCTATTTCTCTCTTCAGCTCTTCCAGTTCTAATTCTGCATCAGACTTTTCGCCGTTTGTTGCAGCTTCAATGCCTGCATACACCGCATAGCCTTCATGCGCGTCTTCTAATTTCTCGGATATACTAGATATTTGAGCATCACTAAGAGTAATATTTTCATCATCAAGGGCGCACGTTAAACATTCTTTCCAGTAGTTCATAACTCGTTCTCTTTGATAATGTTTTCTATCGCGATCACCATTTTTGCTTTTATTGTAGGGTCTTGACGTAGTGTGTTTACCGCTTGATCAACAGTGCCCTCCATTTTTGAAACCAAAGCTCTAGCAATTTTATGATTCATGGCTTCTTTTACTGACTTTCGGAAATCATCACTTTTAACTATTGATCGAATAGAGTCCTCGAAGATCTCTTTTAATTCATCTGAATGACTATCTACAACAGATCCACAAAGCTTGTTAAGGGGATTGTTATAGCCGCTGAACGTATCACTAATTGCCTGAGCAACTGAGTTTTTAGCTGTGTTTAGTACCTGGATTTCTAATTCACTTATATCTTTATTCATAACTCTCTACACCTTGTTAAACACATCTTTAGAAAATTGCTTTGCTTTTGTCACTAGGCCGCGTGGAGTGTAATATTTATCAAAGTCGCGAGAGTATTGCTTGCCATCTTTAATAATTGTTAAAAATGAGTTCTCGCATTTTTCCCCGTTGCGACTCAGGTGCATATTTGCTGATGCATTAACGAAGCCGTTTCGAGTAGCAATTAACAAGCTGCTGCTCTTATATGATCCCCAGTTATCAATTTCTTCTTTTTCGTCGCCTGAGTATCGGCCGCCATCTTTCGGATAAAACGCACAACAACTATCTCTGTATTTAATTTTCTTGCTCATGACCTGATCCTTGGATGTGCTGATGGCTCTCATGAAAATAGTAATCATCTATGCTAGCTATAAATCTAATAGCCATTGCAGCGGTTTGAATGGCCTCTGCTCGCACATCTTCAATATTAGATTTATTCGGCTCGTATATCGTTTGGAGGGTTGCTTTATTCAGCTCGCCAAATTCTTCTCCCAATATTGCCAGGGCGTGCAACGGATCATCTGGCCATGTTGGGAATTTTTTTATTGCTCGTTCCAGCTCTTCATTTACTTGTATTTTTATATTTTTCATGATTCGCTATAACCTTTTAAATATCAGTTTTCCAGTCCGTTTTCTTAGCCCAATCTGCATATAACCACCATTTTTTTATGATCAACTTATTTGGCCTGATCATTTAGCCGCTCTAAAATATAAATGTTTGTCTCAGCCGCTCCATACAGTACCCGATATACTGCGGTTGCTTATACGATACATATACATATCGCAGAGAATTATTAGGTTCTATGTAGGCCGCTACAGGCTGAGGTTGCAGCGGTTCTACTTCTGTTATCTGCTCACATTGAACATGAGCGTAATTTATTTTTTCTATTGCTTCGTATTGAATCGGATCTAAACATAGAATCCAAAATAGTATGCAAGTTAAAGTCATTTAGATTAATCCCCTACAGGGCATTAAATATCCTTCTCCTTCTTCGCACTTGAAATGCAGACAATCATGGTTGTGTGCGGGAGTTTTTGGTAAAAATATCTGGCAGCCCATTAAGAATAAATTTATCAAGTATTTTGTACTAAAGAGATATGTTTCATCGTTACGGTTTAAAGCGAAAACCTCGTGTTTATATCCTTTTTCGTTGGGGTTTTTAATACGATGATTATTGATAAACTCATCATCAAAACTTAACTCTGTAGCTTCTTTGTCGTATTCAACACAGATGACTTTACTCCACCTTCTTACAAAAGCATCTTCTTGTGATATCTCATGCGAATCAAGATTCTTATGAGCGCGAAAAGCTATCGCACCGTCACAAAAGAATGTGGTGTTGCCTATGTTGAATGATGACCTTAACCATTCTCTAGTGTCTGCACCTGTAGCGCAAAACAAACACTCTAATTCTTCTTTACCCTTCATCTCTAATCAACCCCACAAACTGATCAAACAAAGCCCACAAAATTGCAGGAAACCATATTATTAAACAGGAGATAGCTAGCCACTCAAGTCCAGCAACAACACTTTTAATATCTGGTGCATCACTTAAAAGAAGTAGAGCGCTTACTGCTAGCAAGAAAGAGAAGCTAGTTAGCAGCATTACAATAAAGTTTAATACCTTCTTTGCTTTCTTTATCTTCGGAAGCGATAGTAATTTTTTCATCATCTGTTCCTATAAATGAAGTTGCTAATATCACTAAAAAAACTACAGTTATTAATTCAAGTACAAAATCAGCTTTGGTGGTTTCGGCTGCTTGTATCATCGGGAAGCCTCCAGCCGTTTAATTGAATAACTCTCTTTCAATTCATTCGCATAGCTCAAAAGTATCGGCTTACGTTCTTTATACTCAACATTCTGTGCGATTAAGAACGTTTCTTTAACTTCAAGCTTTGCCAAAATATCTAGCTCTTGTTCTGTGAGAGAATCCCTATCTAATCCTTTAAATTCACCTTTAAGCGCCCAATTAACCAATTTAGCTTCACTCATATAGTGAACTGAACTTGTAGACTTGCCTTGAGAATCACGACTTAATCGGAGCATGTCAGATAGCACTTTGTAGCTTGCGGCTGACTCATGGCGAAGCTTTTTCCAATGCTGATGCTTATGCTTACCTCTTATAAGTTGGTCTATTTGTATGTCACACCAAACAGCGAACCTAGTATTAAGCCATCTTGCAAAAGGAACTGCCAATCTAGGATGTAGCCAAGTTGCGCCATTTTTCCCTCGTGTTGTTTTAACTAAACAGCTCACATCTGAGCTGTTTAAAACTTCGGCAAGCGCATCCATATATTCTTTAGTCTCATCAGTCCTAAGCCAGTTACGCACCCTTTTTGAGAAATGATTGGCCGCTTCTGTAGCGTTGAACCATGCATCTTCAGTAAATTGGAACTTAGCGCCTTTGTACTCGGCCTTAATTAAACTTTTACTCACTGCTGACAACTCCATGAATTTAAATAAGTTATCTTTTATAAAGTGAGATTTTCCCACTTTATAAATACGGGAATATCCCGCATCTCATTTCTAATACGCCTAGAAAGAGGGCGGGTTATTGTTTTGGTAGCCGCCTTGTTGATAGCCTTGCTGTTGGGGTTGTTGCTGATAGTTATTATTAGCTTGTTGTTGCGACTGATACCCTTGAGGAGCCTGTTGTTGCTGCTGCTGTTGACTGTTGTCTTTTGGCTCGAATAGAGATAACCATACACCGCCATCATCATCCCTTTTTAATGCTGCGAGGTTAATATAAGAGTCGAGTTTTAGCCTTAGTCCGCCTCTTGTTTCTATAATTGAGCCAACATTCTTATTTATATATTTTGTTTGCCCGTCTTTCTGGTATGTTCCTGTAGTTGCTACAACATCGTACTTTTTCATTTTAATTTATTCCTATAAAATTTAATCTTTTGTAAATCTGACGAACCTTATCGACATCATCACGGTTATATTCTTCGATTTCGTTTATCTTTCCTTCTTTATAAAAATCCCAGACTTTGGAGCCATCAATGCCATCAGGCTTTCCTTCAATACCTAATATTTTGCAAAGGTCATCTTGTGCTATACGTTCGTTAAATCCTGCCCAAGCTTCCATAGTGTCAAAGAAATCATTTCGATGGCGACCATTAAACGGCAAATTGAAATGGGGTGTCAGCTTTAAAATTACTGCTCGTCTGTATAAAAACTTCAGGTCAAATCGAATGTTATGACCAACAAATTTTGGTCTTTGGTTTTTACTTGCTGTACCGGTATTCGCGAAAAAGAAATCAATCATCTCAATTTCTGAGGAGTCGGCACGACTAATGGATTGAATCTCTTCGTTTTCATCAGCCCAGGCCATGGAGGCTATTTCACCAACTGCACCATCAAATGATGTTTTCCTGTAGGCTTCCTCTGCCTGCTCTTTTGCTTGTCCCTTGCCAAACCTTTCTAACCATTGACCTTCTAAATCAGGACGCGAAGTAAACTTAATTTCTTTTGCATCAAGCCCTAAGTCTTTTCCTATCTGATCCTTTGTTGAGTGAGGACATTTAACCTTTATATTTTCTGCAATTTTATCTATTGCGCCTTCTGATTGATCTGGAATTGTTTCTATGTCGAAATATAAGTTCATATTTAATCCTGTTTAGGTATAGCCCATTTTGGAAGTTCTGGAAGATTCGCTAGTTGTTTGCCTTGATTTTTCAGGGGTACCCACATGTTAGGCAGGTAATATAAATATCTACCAATACCCCAATTAACAGCAGCTCGCTTAAAGGCGCCTGAGTAGCGGCCTTTTTCGCCCTCGATATCTGTTTCACCAGAGCCGTTAGCCCGCCATAGCCATTCGTTATCTATTTTTATCCCTATTTCGCAGCAGCCCTCAAAAGGGTATCGATCTTGCCAGTACACGCCGCATACATCGTCTAAGCGCTTCATTACATCTCTAGCGTCAATGTATGCTAATGCAATACCAGAGCTTCTATCTTGCGTCCTTGCTCCGATTCTCCAGTGAACAGCTTCAGGAGGGAAGGGCGCTTTTAACCTATTAATTATGTCGTTCACTTGCTGCCGTCCTCATTTGCTCTAATTCATATTGATCGCCATAGCCTTGTAAATATTGATCACTAGCATTTTCTTTAACTGGCTTTCCTTTTTTACAGTCAATACCGCCCTGCAAATAATCATCTATTTTTACTTCAGCATTCATAGTAATAATCCACGAAACCAATACAAATAAAACAATCAATCTATTTTTCATTGCTGCGAAAGAGGAATAACAACTAGAAAAGTAACTATCATGCACCCTGTTAAAAATATAACGTGACCTAAATGCGTTCTTTCTAATTTATTACCTTTGCGCTCTTCGATATTCTTAATTGCCTTCCGATTGTCCATTTTCCATCCTCTCCTTTTTAATTTTTCTATCTTCTTCTGCAAGAATCCGTTTCATTGCTTTTAAGTTTTCAATATGAGATTGCAAGCTCTTCACACCATCTTCACTTTCAGCAATACTTTTATCGATATTTTTCATTCCTGTATCGATCATTTTACTTGTGACTGTGTTTCCACTGTTTTCGAACTCTCCGAGAGCGATAGATCTAAATGGGCCAGAATTTTCAATCGCAGGAATGATTTTTAATTTTTTACTATCTTTATATTCCTCAATAGTTGCGAATGCGTTTACTTTAAAATCTACTGTTAATCCCGTCATTGTTATTACCTGTTTATTTGATTAACCATCCATGGAAAATAAAATCTATCCTCGATAAGAGCCGTCGCCGTCGCCGTAGCCGTCGCCGTAGCCGTTGCCGTAGCCGTCGCCGTAGCCGTCGCCGTAGCCGTTGCCGTAGCCGTAGCCGTAGCCGTAGCCGTAGCCGTCAGCATTTGCGGCCTTCAATATGTATTCTTTTTGCCATTCCTCCGCGATTCTTAATAGAACTTTAACCGGCATGCATGCGGATACGTCATTTTCTTCTAAAAAATCACTAACACCATCTCGACATGCTCCCGACGCTATAACATCATCAGCCGTTAAGTATTTTTTTAATGCGAAATCCATGCTTTTCGAGCCTCGTCAGTTACATCCATTACTGCTGTTATTTTATGTAGTACTGGAATGTCTGCTTTTGCGCTAATTTTTGAGTTCTCCGTAGGCCCTGTTTCGGCTAGTTGGAAAACGCCCCTTGTAGCACCCCAATTAATCGCCATTCGACAATTTTTTAAATTAGTAAGGGTTTCGGCGCTCAAGTCTTTATCTTGCTCAACTTCCGCGTAAAACACGCCACGATATTCAGTTGTTAAAATTACTGCTTTTAAATTTTCCATTTTTACACTCTCTTTTTGTTTTGCTTGTTAAGATAAAATTAATCTAAGTCCCGCCTGCGCAATTCTCGCCGCAGATAAACTCAACTCCGCCGATTTTGCTAAATGTCTAATTAGTTCGATGTTGATCATTGGTTTGTCCTTTTAAATGGGCCGTCCTGGCGCATCGCTCCAATTAGTTTTAAGGTTGTTTACGCTCTAACGCGAGGCTTCTTGAAGTATTCCCGCTCAACAAATCGATTAAACAAGAAAGCATTGCTTGCCGTACTTTCTATTTCGTATAGTTGATAGAATTGGCTATCGATATCTTTTTTAACTTCTTCTGAATACCTATTTTGAACAAATAAAAATTTTACTTGCGGTATGTCATCTCTTTTATTTGAATGCTCGTAAATATCTTCCATTGCATTAAATGAACCACGCTTATACTTTGATGTTTCTCTTTGAATTGCTTTTACAACCCAAGGTGGTTGATCAACTAAATCGATAGTGACAGAGTTTCCACCCGCATAACCTTCAGACCTAACGCTTGCTTTAATACCGTGAGTTTTTAAGCCCTTTCTAATAATCGCTGCTACTTGTGCTTGCGGTGATCTAGCCATGATTGAGTCCTTGATAATTAATATTTAAATTCTCAATCATCTCCCCAAGCTGGTCTTATACTGTTTGGCCGCCGAGCGTTACGTTTGATTGAGTAGAGGGTGTTTGTTACTGGGGTTGCCCTCATCAACTTGTGAATGTTTGCTGTTGATGGTTGTAATAATATTCCGTGTGGAATAGTTTGTCAATATTCCGAGTGGAATAATTTAAAATAAATTTATTCCCGGTGTAATGGTTTAAACGGGGGAGCGGTTTTTATCACTGGACGGGGCGGGGAGAAGTTACGAGGCCCAAAAGGCCTCATAGGGTGGGGTGCTCTTAAGACTTAACGTTATCTTTTACTGCTTCTATAAGTGGCTTAACAGTCGATTTGACTATGTTTTTTTGAGGATCGCTCATAACTGAAAGCTCTGTCGTTATATCATCCGAGTCATAGTCGCAGTCGCCATGAAGCAGGCATGCGGGGCCGACACCCAAAACAAGACAAAAAGCTTTGCTTTCTTGCTGAGGGATATGTGGACAATCGCGACTTTCGATGTATTTCACTCGCTGCTCAGTTAGCTGCGGGAATCCTTTATTTGCTGCTTCTCTCGCGAACGCTGCACGGGACTTAAAACCGTGTGTTTCTCTCAGCTTTCTTAGTCGCGGCCCAAGAAACATTCGTTCATCGTTCGTTAAATCTACCATTCAAATTCCTCCTTTCCCTAGAATTATAGAAACTATCAATGGCCATTTGTAATAATCGTTTTTTTTAAAATCTGGGCAGATATAACAGTATTTTTTTGAGAAAGATTTAAGCGACAAAATCGATATTTTTTAGTTATAAAAATAAATTTAATATACTTAAATACATATGGGTGGGATAAATTTTATCTGAAAACACACCCAAAATGGTCAGACTTTTACTAATCGGATCATACCATTATAGAACTGATGCTTTTTGCGCCATTCTGAGCTTTGTGCAGCCAATAATTTTTCTATAACATGTCTTCAAAACATAAACAGAACTTTTTATATATTCGAATGTTCTTAATTATTGGAAGCAGTTTCAAAGGATTTTTATGTCGATTACATACGTTGCAATTTTCTCACCCAATCCCCCAACTGAAGAAGAGGAGCGAAAGATAAATACAGCTATTGCCGGCGCGACGTCTCAATATATGGCAGTTGTTGATTTTAAGTGTGACAAAGATGCTGAGCCGACAGAGGAGCAGTGGGAATATAATATTAGCGGCACTACGGTTCTTAGCGGGTGATAGTCATGGATTACGGATTGAGTTACAGATTCACATGGGCGCGAGAGCTGACGGGATTAACAAGACTGGCATTGCATAAGAAAAGCGGGGTTAGTCTCAATAATATATTAGCTTTAGAAAAAGGCGGGAAAATAGACTTTGCTCCCATGATTTTTCTCTCTAAATACTTGGATGTTTCGCCGGATTGGTTAATCAATGGGCGAGGGAATCCCGCCGAAAGTTATTACGATCGCTATTTTAGAAACGAGTTTATGTTATTTCTAGAAATGGTTTCTTACGATGATGTTATGGACGTGTTTAACTTCATGAAAAAGTTTAAGCCCCAGCGGGAGGATCGTCCTGGTTTTTGTTGGCCTGCTCTGCCTTCCACTTAATAAACTGTAGTATTTCTTTTTGTGCTTCTGGACTCACCATTTCAAAGTCTCGAAGCATTTCTTCTTTAACTGCCTCAAGCCCTCCATCAATTGATGATATAGGGTTTTCACCTCTAACCTGCGCAGTTGTCACATCAAACACATTCGCCAACCCTTCAATGACATAGTGTTCAGGGCTAGTGGTATAACCAGACAATATCTTTGATATAGCCCCCTGAGTAACCCCCGCCGCTTTCGCTAACTGACTCTGATTAACCTTATTGTTCTTATAGTAGGGCAGCCCTGCGCTTTCACATAGCAGAGTGAGAGTTTCGGCAAGACTTCGTTTTATAAATGCTTTTCTATTCATTTGGGAATAATAAACTAATAGTTTATTTCACGGGGAATACTTTAATATTGACAAAGTATTCCGGGTGGAATATATTAAGGCTGATCATTATTAATCAGGAGATCAGCATTGGACACATCAGTAAAAGACGCAATCGCAGAACTTCGCGAAGAGGGTTTAAATCAGCCTCAAATTGCGAAGCTGTCTGGCGTCTCTCAAGGCGCAATATCTAAAGCTTCTCGTGGGCGAAATGTACTCATGACAACCGCGAGTAAAATTTTTCAACTTCGCGACAGCTTGAAAGAAAAAGCTCAAGAAGAACAAACACAAATTTAACAATTAGCAGTCTCCAAAAAAATTAAAAAAGAAATCAGGAGTAATTAAGTGGCATACGATAATCCCGAGGACATCAGAGACAACGTTGTAAAAGTTCGTCTCAATGATCACGATTTAAAATTGCTAGGAGCATTAGCAAGAAATTCGCGCACACAGAAAGCAACTCTCGCATTTGAAATTATTCGTCGAGAGCTTCAATTGTTAGCAGAATCTAGCAATAAAAACGACTTAAAAACCGCGTAACCGACTCATCAGGGGGTAATTTTATGAGCGGAATCATAGAGCTAAATAAAAAAGATTTACAGGGCCTCGAAAAGTCCTATCCGGGATTTAAAAAGGAGGACGCGGGAAAAATATTAAGGCAAGCGTTGGCGAAGATGCGCAATAGCGAAGTGAAGAGAAGACCGTTAAATAGCAAGAAAAAAGACTAGCAGAGATATTTATGTCATTAATTATAGCCCCTTTAGAGGCGGTAACAGACGATAGATTAACAGGTACAGAGCGACTTGTTCTTCTTGCTTTGTACTCGTTTAGAGGTAAAGACACAAATACAGTTTATCCGTCTCTAGATGCTTTGTCAGAGCGCTCAAGGATAAATGACAAAACTCGCATATCAAAAATAACAAAATCATTAAGCAAAAAAGGGTGGCTGAGTAAGCAAAGGAGAGGGTTTTCAAACCGTATTATTTATGACTTAACAGTACCCGAATTGGAAGATATCAGTAGGGACGAAAATACCAACTTGGCAAAAACTACCAACTTGGCAGAAAATGACAATACCAAATTGGACAAAACTACCAATACCAAATTGGACAAAACTACCATCTCCAATAAACAAACCACTGAACAAACCATAGAACATAATACTCTTGTCGAAACTGAAGATTCGACGGATGATGATATCAGTTCTGACGAACTTAAAAAAAATAAAACCCCTCCCTGCCCACACATGAAGATTATCGACGCATATCACAGGATATTACCTGAGTGTCAAAGCGTAGTTCCAAATTTGTGGACTGGATCGCCAAGAGCTAAAGCGTTGGCTGCCCGATGGGCTGAGAGTCCAGATCATCAGTCCTTGGAATTCTGGGAATCGTACTTTAGCGAGGTGAGGGATCTAAATAACGGGTTTTACATTGGTAACAATGATCGCGGCTGGAGGGCCAATCTTGAATGGTTGGTTACTGCAAAAAAATTCATTTCGATGATTGAAAAAATTATTGATAAGGCGAATCGAGCTAATGGATATTAAATTGCCAGATTTATTTTCCTATGACGCCGAGCAATCGGTACTTGGATCGCTACTGAAAGATCAGTCGCTTAGGTTTGATTTGCCTAGCGACTTGTCAGCGTCAGACTTTTCAAGCGAGAACGGCAGGATATTTTCAGTGATTGATGATTTAGTTGGCCAAAGCAAGGCTGTTGACGTAATAACCGTTGCAGAGTTAATGCCAGAAAAGTTCGAGTATCTAACTGACCTAGCTTTAAATTCGTGTAGATCAAGTAATATTTTTGCTTACGGCGAAATAGTGAAAGCTCGATCACGTGACAGAGCGTTTAAAAATACTGCTCTCAAGGTCATGGACTTAGCTGATCAGAAAAAACCAGTTGACGAAAAAATACAAGAGGCAAGCTCACTGCTAACAAGCGTTGAAAGATCTCGGGACGAAGACGGCGAACATGTAAACACAGTATTGAAAAATGTCGTCGACACGATTGACAGTAGGTTTAGAGGGATGGCTCCTAAAGGCTTAATGACCGGTTTTGTCGATCTAGATAAAAAAATTGGCGGATTGCAACCGGGTGATTTTTTTGTTGTAGGTGCTCGTCCCAGCATGGGCAAAACAGTATTCGGCATGAACGTTGTGCGCAATGCGATATTAAACGATCTCAACTGTTTGGTATTTAGCGTCGAAATGACAAAAGAAAAGCTCATGCAGAGAATGATTGCTGATGTTGGCAATATTCCTTACGAAAAAATAAAGACAGCGCAGTTTAATGAAGATGACTGGGCGAGCTTGGAGCTGGCAGTAAGGAAAATTAAAGATGCAAATTTATTCTTGTCTGATATTTCCGGCTTGCCAATCTCTAGAGCTGAAGCTATCGCAAAAAAACATAATCGTGAAAAAAGTATAGATTTAATCATGGTGGATTATCTTCAGCTAATGACATCAAGCAAAGATAATTCAACGGAATCAATAACAGTGATATCTCAGGGTTTAAAGCGTATCGCAAAAGACACTAACAGCGTGTTAATAGCATTGGCTCAATTAAATAGATCTCTTGAAAGCAGACCGAATAAAAGACCTCTTCTTTCAGACTTAAGGCAGTCAGGAAGCATTGAGCAAGACGCGGATATAATTACATTTCTCTATCGAGATGATTATTACAACGAAGATTCGCTACATAAGGGCATAGCAGAATTTATAACGGCGAAGCAAAGAGACGGTGAAACAGGAACTACATACGCGGTTCATCAGTTCAATTATAGCCGGTTTGCTAATTTAGCTCCCGACTACGCAATCCCTGAAAATACACCCACGGAAAAAAAATACAAAGGTAAAAGTTTTGCCGAGACATACGGGAAAGGTAAAAAGAAATGATCGAGCAATTGGAGCAATTGGAAAAATTAAGAGCTGATTTATTCGAGATATTTAAAAAAGAATGGGTTAAGCCGGGACATGGTTTATCAAGAGTTTATTCAAAGGCACATGATGCCATTGATAAATACATATCGGAAACCAGAGGCCGTGAAAATGCAAACAGTAGTTCGAAGAAGTAATTCTATACCTTTGAACAAGCTAGTGCGTGCATACGAGCTGTATATGACCACTGACATGGATTTAAAACAGATTTCTAGAGCGCTTTTATTAAAGTACACAACGCTAAGGTCGGCAATTAAGAGAGCTGAACTAAAAGGCCTTGTTGGTGAATATATTCCTCAGACTAGTACAAAAGTGGTTTTAAATTGCATCCAGACATACGGCGCAATGACAGCAAGAGAAGTTGCTGATCATACCGGGTTAAGCGCAAAGGTTTGCAGTGAACAACTTAGACGCGCTGTTAATTGCGGAGCGGCAAAAGCTAAAAAGAAGCGTTCATATAGTATTTATTATCCGCTGAGCGAGAGAGAGGCATCATGAATCAATTAGATTTCTTTGTGCAGATGTTTAGATTCGAGTGTGACAAAGCAAAGATTAAAGAATCGGTAAGAATTAAGTTTGAGTCCGTGGCTTTGGATAAATACAGAAAAAAATCAATTCAGAGGTAAGCCGCTTGATCTAGTTAAGAAAACGGTTGAGCAAGCAAAAAAGGAGAATAAGTATGCAGCCTGAATACATGACGCCGCGAGAACTGTGCAAAATAGATAGCAGTGATGAATTAGTAAAGGCTTTGCAGCAGGCCCTTGAAGATGCTCTGGACGATTTAGAGCCGCCACTTGATGAGCATGGTTTTATATACGATGAATGATTTAAAAAGCCTTGGCTTACCGTGGTCTATAGCGGCATTAATTTTAGTTTTGTTTTTGATTTATTTGAGAGGGTAGAGAGATGAGTTTAGCTAGTTTGTTGTTTATTAATTGGGCGGGGAATCTTGTAGACATTTTAAGGTTCGGCATGGTTGTAGTTATTTGCATTGGTCTCTTTGGACTGATGTTCTTCTGCTTTGCATATTTAGATGGCGATAGAGTAGCGGAAGGATTTGAGAAGAATAAGAAGCTAATTAAGTCTTATGCGTACATATTTGCTGTGACATTAACGCTACATACTGTTTCTTTGGATAAAAAGCAGATATATGAAGTATTTGTTATTCACCAGATAACAAACATAAAGAATGCAGATAAGCTACCTGAAAATCTAGTCAATGCAGCCAATAAGTTTTTAGAAGAATATTCGCAGGAAGAATCTAAGGACTAGCCATGATTGACATTAACGACGCAGAAAAAGCGCTTGATTATTTAAAGAGTACGGATAAAGAAGCGGCGAGACTACGGGCACTATCTGGAGCTTTAGACGATATGCGTAAAACAATGATTGCCTTGCTTTATAACGAGGAGACAGAAGGTTCAGCAGCTGACAGGCTTAAGAAAGCGGAAGGAAGTGAGCACTATAAAAACCATATCGAGAGCTTAAGAAACGCCAATGAAGAATGGTATTTAATACAGAATCAAAGGAAAAGTGCAGAGCTACAGATTGAAATGTGGCGATCTATTAACAGCAACCAACGTAAAGGGAATATTTAATTATGTCAATTAGAAAGGTAAGAAATTATAGTGATTCAAGCGGTGTATTTCATCGTGAGTGCTGGATCATTTCAGAGCAAGGGAATGACATTATGGTTGAGCATGATTCTAGAGAAGCGTTCGATACTTACATAAAGGCGTGTGAGTTATGAGCGGATGTCAAAACCTCAGCACTCTAGTAATCATTATGATTGTACTCATCATTTTATTTATAGCGAGTAACTCGGAACAATGACAGATATAAGTGAGTGGGGGATATTCGCAGTATTTATATTATTGTTTATTGGCACAACAGGACTGTTCGTGTTCTTTGATCGTAAGTTTGGCCACTTGTTTTTGCCACCAAAGCTTACAAAAAAGGAAAAAGAAAAAGTCGAAAAACAAATGTGCAAAGAATCAGATTCTAATACAAGTTATACGTCTGTAAACAATTATGATACTGGTGGTTCTGGCTGTGACGGAGGTTCATGTTGATATGAATATTAGAGTGATGGTGCAAGTGGACGGGACTTATTGGAGCGGTGGCTCATCAATAGAGTTAGCTGAACCTCTTGAAAGGTTGCAGGAGCCTATAAGAACAACGGATATCCCAGAGATGGCATGGATAAACGGGGAGGATTTAGCGGGGTCTGTTGAAGTAAGGCGGCGAATCAGGTTAAGAGAAGAGGCAGCTACGGAAATCGCTGAAGCTTTAACAGATATTCTCATTAAAGAAATGTCAAAGCGTGATACGCATAACGGGTATTTAAAAGATGAATAAAAAATTTAGAGCATGGGACATTAAAGACAAAATAATGCGTTACTCAGTAGGGATAGATTTTGATGGGTATGCATTTATCGAGGGGCCTTGTACGGCAGTTTCCACCGATGAAGTTATAGATGGCTCCATCATGCAGTTTACGGGCGTTAAAGATAAGGATGGGAAGGAAATATATGAAGGGGACATTGTGGAGCATGTTAGATATTTTGATGGTACTTGCGATCATTATGGAGACACAGTGGTAGAACCCAGGACTTATAAGAGGGTAGGCCACATAACTATAACCCCTAGCAGCGGAGTAACACTTAACGGATATATTGAATCTAGGACTGAAGATATTGAATTAGTCGAAATAAAAAAATATAACAGCAACCCAGGTGTTTGGGATAAATGCTGTAGAGTCTTGGGAAATATCTATGAGAGTCCTGAATTAAAAAAACTTTACCAGAAGGCAATCCCAGGACTTGTGTTTATCAATAAAGGGCATGATTACGGCGAGCATGAATACAGCTGAGGTTAACTTGATAATTTTTATTGCTCTATTTTACATAATAGCCATGAAACTTACAGGGCTTATCGATTGGTCATGGTGGCTCATACTTTCTCCGTGTTGGGTATGGCCATTACTATCATTTATTGCTTGGGATCTTATTCCAGGTATTACGCAAAAAATATCAAAATCTTATAGGTGAAAAATATGTTTTTATCTTTACTAGCAGTACTTTTTATAGGTCTAAAGTTAACAGGTTTTATAGGCTGGTCGTGGCTTTGGGTTCTTTCTCCGGCGTGGGGCTGGTTTATTCTATTTTTCGCTGCTGTACTTTACAAAGAATGGAATCTACAGAAGAAGAGATCACGATGAATCGTAGATGCTCAGTATGTAAGGCTCCCGCCAAATTCCCCGTAGGCCCTTTAAAAGCCGCATGCTCAGATCAATGCATGAGGGTTATTGTCAATGAAGCGAAAGAGAGAGGTAATAAAAAAAGAGCTGCCGAAAAGAAGAAGGCGGATAAGGCATTCAGAGCGAAAACAAGGGAGATGAAAAGCAAGCTTGATGGTGATGACACTAAGTTATGGAGAAAGAAGGCTCAAACAGAGTTTAATAAATACATTCGCACCAGAGACAAAGGGCAGCCATGCATATCATGCGGTAGAAGCACTGGCTGTAAGATGAATGCAGGGCACTATCTCAGCGTGGGCGCTCATCCAGAGCTGAGGTTTAATGATTTGAATTGTCATATTCAATGCGAGCACTGCAACTCCTATCTATCAGGCAACATAGTCAGGTATCGGCCCAATCTGATCCAAAAAATCGGGCAGGATAGAGTCGAGTGGTTAGAAGGTGCGCATCCACAGGCTCGATATAAATTACACGACCTCAAACGTATTCACGCTCACTATAAGCTCGCAACCAAGCTACTAGAGAGCGATATTAAATTCATAAATTATTTTACGTTACATAAGAAAATTTATGATTTTGCTATCGAGGACAAGAAGCTACTTATTGATATTGGGGATAACGAAGTCTCAGTGCCTGACGGCTGGGGGTATTATCAGTGCACTGAAAAAATGGCGGCGTACAACAAAACGGTAGAAACGATTAAGATTTTATTGGCGAGTGAAAGAGGTAGTTATGAGTAGTTATTTATTACATGAAGACGCAAAGACAATACTAGAGGATTGGTCGCGCTGGGTTAATTCTGGGAATGAAATTAATTCGCTAGCATACCCCAGTATTCAGCCGCTATTTTCAATAACTCATAGGAGTAAATCTTATGTTGTAAGTGAGCCTATTTGCTTGCTGGTAGATAAAGTCTTAGCCGGCGTGATAAAGCAAAATGAACATCTTGGTGTATCAACTGCACTGTATTACCTCGGTGGTTTTAACTACAGCTCACTCAGCCGACATTTAGAACAGAATGGATATAACTACAACAGGCGACAAGTAGAGCAGTTTGTCATTAGTGGTACAAATGCTGTTTACGCTTCGATTTGTGGTGAAGAATTATGCGCTTGACATTAAGTGACGAGTGGGGCTATTCTGAAAGGGCCTTAGCAAAATCTAAGGCCGGAACTTATCACCTCCGTATAATCACAGGGCGCATAGGCGCTCACACGAAGCGCTTTTTTTGTGCCTGCACTTCTATGGCAGGCAGTTATGGAGCCGCTTCGGCGGGCCGTATCTCTGTGAACGGTGGTGATAACTCTGTAACTGCTCTGCCTCCCAAGATTATCACCCTTGTTGGTAGAGCCTCATATCTCACAGAGGATTTCACCATGTCAAAAGACACTCAAGTTACGCCTGCGTCAAACGTCACCTATTTGCCTGCTGCTAAATCAGCTCGCAAGAGATCACTTCTAGATAAATTTGCCGACAACTTCAATAGCCTGAATCTACAAGATCAAGCCGATGTCGCTTATCAGATCTACCTCTACTACCAAGAAAATGCTAACCGAATAAACAAGACGAACATCAAATATTTGCCACTACATGGAGGCGTTAACTATGAGTAAATTTGTATCAATTTTAAACGGAGAACCAGTAACCACCTCCTTGGCAATAGCTGAGGGTGTAGAGCTTTCTCACAAGTCTGTTATCCAACTAATCCGCCAGAACATCAGTGATCTAGAGGATTTTGGAATGGTCGCATTTGAAATGCGGCCAAAACCAAAAGGCCAAAGGGGTGGAAGTGACACAGAATACGCTGTTTTAAACGAGCAGCATTCAACACTACTTATCACATATATGCGCAATAACGATATTGTAAAAGCATTTAAGAAGAGGTTAGTTAAGGAGTTTTTTGAGGCTAAGAAACAATCCAAGGAGCTAAGCCGAAAAGAGCTTGCCTTAATGGTAATTAAGCAGGAAGAAGAAAAAGAGAATCTGGAGCAACAAAAACAGTTACTTGAATATCGGATTATAGAAGACGCGCCAAAGGTCGAAGCCTTCGATAGAATATGCGCAAGCGAGGGCAGTATGTGCATAACTGATACAGCCAAGGAGCTACAAATGCAGCCGAAGAAGCTTTTCATGTGGCTGGATGAAAATGGATGGATTTATAAAAGAACGGGTACTAAGCATTGGGTCGCGTATCAAGATAAGATCCACTCCGGCTATCTTTGGCATAAAACAACGACGGTAAAAGGCAGGGATGGCGAAGACAAGTTTGTTGATCAGGTTCGAGTTAGACCAAAAGGACTAACTGCCTTAGCTAATAAACTTAACCAAGACTCAATCTAGAGGGCTACTGAATCATGACAGAGGAAGAAAGGAAAAAAGTAAACGAGCTTATGATGTCTCCTACTTTCGGAACCGTTCTAGGTTTTGCAAGCAAGCTCGAAATTGATCCAAAGAACGCCGAGACTGTAAAAAGCCTATTATCTGCATCGACTCTCATGTTAGTTAAGGCAATGGACAAAAATAAAATTCATTTTGATGACGAGAAAGACGAAGCTATGTTTTATGGACAGTTAAGCGTTTGCATGGCGTTTGTTATGGGAACAACTGAGTTTGAGTTTTCAAGTATTCAATAAAATAAAGACTTATAACTAATATGTATAAAAACACATACTGTATTTAAAAACATATTCTTGAAGTTGGTTACAAGTTTTAGTACATTATATGCATAAGTTACCGATTCGTGTCGATAGCTTAGAGTAATTGGAAATTTTAGTTTAATAGATGCTTAACCCGCCTTTGTGCGGGTTTTTTTATGCCTGAATTTAAGGTTTGTATGTATCCCTTCGGCCCTCTAGTAGGGCCTTTTTTATTTCTGGAGTTAGAAAATATGCCTCATAACATGAATTTTGGTGATGCACTTCAAGCAATAAAGGATGGTCGTGAGGTGGCTCGTGCTGGGTGGAACGGGAAAAACCAGTTTGTGTTCATGATCAAGGCATCCGATTATCAAAAGACGCTAGGGTTTGATCTTAAAGTGTGCGACGGTCTCGCGATTAAAACATCTAAAAACGAAATTCAAGTTGGCTGGCTTGCATCACAACAAGACATGCTAGCTGATGATTGGAAGATAATCGAGTAAATAATTATGTTTAAACACTTTGTCGAGAGGTCAGTAGATACACCTCTTGGCGCTATTGTTGTGCCTCTTGGAACAATAACAATGTCGATTGCTCAGATATTTGCGTTACTGAATGAAGTTATTGGCTTTATTGGCGTGGTCGGTGGCTTGATCATTTGTTACTACACAATTAAGCATAAGAGGGAGCAATGGTTAACTGCTCGTGAAGAGAGATTAAAGTCAAAAAGGATAGAAAATGAGTCGTAAAATTAAGTTAACTACAACTGCATGTTTAGTAATTGCATTTTTACTTTACTTCCTGTCATCGCTTAATGCAGAAGCGCAGGAAAAGCCATTTGCTCAGCCATACATTGAGCTGGGCACAACTGTAATTCACTCAGAGAATAGCGTAGGCGGCGCAGGATTAAAGTTTAATGACCGCTGGGATGTACATATAGGTTTAATGGGAGAGGGAGAGACAAGGCAGCACGGTTATCAAGAGCAGAAGTTCTTTTATTCTTTCTCTCGCGTTGTGAATCCGGGTTGGCGGTTTTTAGGCGGGGAGATTAAAACAAGGATTGGCGTTGCATATACTCCAGACTTTCAATTGGTTGGCGAAAGAAATTACAGGTTAGGCTTAATTTTTCACTATGAAATATTTGACATAGAATACTTTCACTATTCAAGCGCTGGGATTAATGATGTTAATCGTGGCGTTGATGGTTTTCTAGTAAGGGCGTGGCTCCACTAATGGCTTGTGTAAACGGTATTGTTTCTCTCGTAAATAACAGGGGGATAATGAGTGGTTATGATCCGCTTGGTGTATCGAATGTTATTCGTTTTCCTGGCGCTGATGGCGACCCTATACCAGCCCCTCTGACTGTATTAGCAGGCGGGGCAGAGCAAAGAAATAATTTAATTTATGCTGTTGGTGCTGCTCCGAGCGATACCAATGGTCATATCATTGCAGCAGAGACAAATAACACTGATGGTATTGTATCAGCAACTTACAATGCTCGTGGTGGCTCCGGTGATGAGTCGGGTGTAGCATTTAGAATTGTAGATCATAGAAATTTTTATGATTTAGTTATTCTAAGCGGCGGCTCTTTGCAAATGATCGCTGTTATTGATGGAGGGTTTGATCATGGCGGAACATTTCAAATCCTCGCTACTCACACAATCCCTAGTTACAGCAATACGCAAGATTATGAGATTGGTGTGCGAATGGAAGGTGACAATCTAACAATAATTTTAGATGGCGCTGACATCACTACAGTAACAAACGACACATTCAATACAGCAACAATGCACGGCCTTAAATTCGGTGGGACAAATACCGGATTTGATAATTTGTTTTTACCCTTCGCAGCTTAACAGAGATTTAATTTAATGCCAGATATTCCAATAGCAGGCCCTAGCTCGGATGCTGATTACAGCACTAATACGGCTACTATAGGTTTTGGTGGGCGTGTAAATGAAAATGGTGCTGTTGCGACCGTAACGGCAAGAGCGGATGCTGTACAGACTAGAATCGCCAATTTTGAGGGCGCATCTAATATACTGGTAGTCGTCGTTGATCAAAACGGTAATGCTGTTGCTTCAGCTGCAGGCACATCATCGCAGGCAACTGGAGAAGTAATTGATTTACCCTTATCGACTCCTTTAGATGTTACAGTTGGTGAGCAATACTTTTTTGTATTTTATAATGATGCACCGGGCGAACAAGTTAGATATTTTGTTTCGCGTGAGACCGGGTATTCAAATACTCGCAGTGCAAGCGGTACAATATCAGCGCCACTAACAAATGTTTCACTTCGCGGCACACCACCTAACGCGCTTTGGCCGGAGACAGAATTAACCACAGGCGGTGAAATATTTGTCAGGCTGGCGAATGTAGGCCTGCTTAATAGAGTTAATGGTGACTTTGCAGCGGGGACGCAAGTAGACATACAGACTGACGGTATTGGGCCTGCGACATCGATTACAGTTACTCACCCAACAATTGCAGGATCATTTAATTTAACAATTGATGATGTATCAACGCCAGATCATGCATTAGCCACTCTGCCAGATCTAATTGACCCGTTTGAGTGGGGCCAGGATGGGCTAATTGTTACTGTTAGTGATGGGATAAATTCAGTACAGATAGAAGATCAAACATTGGTCGCTCCTGCAGGTTGGGCCTTTATTAATCTAGCAAGTGTTCCTGATTTTAACAATACAGACTCCTTTGCAGAGTTAGCGGCGAATACAAATATACCTGGAACGGATACTCCATTGTTTCCAGGTTATGTTGCTCAGGTAGGCCAGCAGATACAGTACACAACTAATTCAGCATTAACAGCTGATGATAGTTCTGTGATGGAGGTTATACCGGGGCAAGAAGTTACCGGGACTTTCAGGGTTAGATATCTGGATGGCGCTACACCTCGTTACATTGAATCACCATTTACCATCGCTGAACCTGATGTACTTCCTGACGCTTTTAATTTTACGAATGTTATTGAAGCTGGATTTAATGAGGTAACAGTATCTGAGTCAATTACACCTGCTGGATTCAATCAAGAAATTCCTATAACCGTAGCGAATGGCGAATACTCAATAAACAATAGGCCATTCACCTCAGCCCCAGAAACCATGGCGCCAGGGGATGGCGTTCGAGTGCGTGTAACTTCGTCGGGATTAATTAACACGACGGTTACAGCAACTCTAGACATCGGTGGGATCGTTGGTAGCTTCTCAGTTTCAACACCGGTTAAGCTTGGCCCAAGGGTGGTTTTAATTGATGGGGAGTTTAGGGCAGGGGAAGAGGTAAGTGTAAGGACTGCTGAGATAGGAACTATCACAAGTATTACACTCTCTTCCGTCGATGGAGCTAATGAACCCGTATCTATCACATCAACGGATACGGACAGAGTTGTTTTTACAATTCCTGAAGATAATTTTTGGCCATGGAATCGAAACACTATAACGCTGACATTAAATTCAGGCAGTGTATTAGCAGATCAAGATCAATTAACTATTCTGCCAGCTGTAGGCTTTGGTGTTAGAGAATATTTAGGGCCTGAACCTAATATCGAGACCCAGGACTCTTTTTATCGTTTGCTTGATGAAACAGCTCAAATAGGCGATCAAGTAAAATACGAGTTATCGGGTGACTTAGCAGTAGATGAAAGCTGGGTAGTAAGTTTTACAGGAAATCCAGCGGGCCGCTATCTTAGGTACGGGCCAAGCGGTAATGATTCAGCTTTTAGAAATTATGTATTCCCGTGGCCAAGAATTCTTGGTGTTAATGGCGAGATACGTCCAGGTAATCAGATAACGATTGATACGCAGGACTATAGCAGTCATTTCTCATTTGTTTTTACCAGTGATAACAGCAACGCACTGTTTACAACAATTACTATTGATTCACAAACAGCTAATTCAGTTACGCTAACAGTTCCAGAAAACACAGGCGCAGTGCCGTGGGATAGTGATATCACATTGCGTGTAGTTGATATTACTGCGAGGAATGCAACATTTGGTGGCTTGAGACTTTTACCGCGTCCGGGCTGGAATTATATAAACTGGAATGGTGTTATTCCTGATCCAGAAAGCACGATATCTTTATATGAGGATGCATTAAACAATCAATCGATAACTCCTGAAGCTGGAGACCAGTTTCAATATGAAGAGATTCCCGGCATTGTTTTCTCTAGTGATACGACAATGGATTTTACTGGGACTGCATCAGGTAGTTATTCAATAGTTGATGTATCGGCAAATACGCTTTATTCGAATTTAGATTATGTTCTTTCTGAAGCGGCTACACAATTTACATTTGTTGATTCGCCTAACGTCCCAGCTGGAACGACTCAAGTATCCAATGCTATTGCAGTAAGCGGTATTGTTGGGCTGGTACCTATAAGTGTTGTCGGTGGTGAATATTCAGTTAATGGCGGATCGTTTACTGCTTCACCGGGGCAAGTTGGCAATAACGACACTGTAAGAGTAAGGGGAATATCTCCGCTCACTCTCGGAGCTGTACAGGATGTAGTTTTAACTATTGGCGGGGTTACTGATACGTTCAGCATTCCGACAATAGATACTGTGCCGGCTGCCTTTGTGTTCACAAGTCAAACGAATGTGGCAGTAAATTATCATGCTATTTCAAATACAATTGTTGTAAGCGATATAAACGAGTCATCAGTAGTAAGCATTAATGGCGGTACATATTCGGTTAATGGTGGAGTATTTAGAAGCACACCTTCAACAGTAGTCAGTGGCGACACTATTCGAGTGAGAATAGAAACTCCTGGAACATTTTCCACTACAACAACAGCAACAGTAGTAATCGGTGGCGTATCTGGGCAATTCTCTGTAGAGACCGAGGCATCAGCAATGGGGCCTGTGTTTTCTGGGCCTGTACCATTTCAAAGTCCTGTAGCTGGTGAATTATTTATTCTGGATTTAAATACATTTTTTAATGATCCAAATAATACAGAGGTGTTCTCAATAGAATCAGGCAACTTGCCTGCTGGCGTGACAATGGTTGCGGGCCTTATATCAGGAACACCAACAACGCCGGGTGACTATTCGGCTGTTGTAAGAGTAGAGGGTAATGAGGGAGATGCACCAGCATTTACTAATGCAATTTCATTTCAAGTGGCACCAGGGGATGTAATTATGCCAACGTTAAGAATCACAAATAATCAGGCATTAAATACGATTGAGGATAGCGACAGTAGAGCAGTTACCCTGAGCTTTTCTAATGCCAGTTTTATTTACACCAATAACGGATTAGAGAAGGTAAAGAAATTCGAGGGTGTTGAGGTAGTAAACGGAGTGTTTGATATTGAATTAGACGGGGATGCTAACATTCTTTCGGGTGACGCAGGTTACTTAGTGCTCTACGATACAAATGCTAATAGTGGCTATGGCTATATAACAATGGTCACAGGACTAACGGTAGAGGCTGCATAATGTTTTTATCGTCTCCAATACTTAATGATGATAGACACCCGGTTTTGTCATCGTTTAACCCAAGACAAATAGTATCACCATCAATATTTACTGGAGGGATCTTAAGCCAGTCTATTGATGAAGGGCAAAGCATTAATTTAGATGTGAGTTCTTATTTCAGTGGCTCGCCCTCATATTCAATTGCAGTTAGTCCAAGTAATCCAGGATTATCAATATCAAGCACTGGGGTTATTACAGGAACTATCAATAAAAAGGGAAGCTATTCTATTTCGGTAGTAGCAGTGTTAAATGGATTGGCGACTCGATCTAATATTTTTGGTGTAACAGTCAACGAGGTTGCACAGGGATTGATAGCAAACGAACCCATTGAATTTGATGTGAGAATCGTCCCAGGTTATGACGATGGAAGGGATAGGGTAATTTATCGCAACAATGAAAATGGAATCGTTATTCCTGGTGTTACGGGAATATTTAGCGGTGTACAAGTCGCATCACCGTCACTAAACGCTCGGCTCGAAACAATGAGCGGAACATTAATAGAAAACATCACAGTATTTAGCAAGAGCTTCCAAGGCTACCATGTTGCCACTATCAACGAGTCAAATTTAATAGATAGCGCTGATCAGGTCAGGTTAATTGTAGAAGTAGGCGGGGCTGTAGTAGGCGATGGTAGCGTTAATTTAATTTTAGATGTAGTGGATAGGGTAGAGTGACTATGGGTTTTCCTTCATATGCCGATATAGGACTTGCTGGGTTTGAGTATAGAGATAAATTGAGAGAGGCAATTATTCAGTGCTCTCCTGTTGAGCCGACGGGAATAGAGTATCAATACGACATGGATAGGATGGGTGCTCGCTTCCAGGTGGTACTTACTATCAGTGGCGATGAAAAGCTCTATACACTGCATTTCCCTATGTCTGCTGGCAATACGGGAGTTATTATCCCAGACAAACACATGTCAATTTTAGAAGACTACAGGGTTAGAGCTAACAATGATTATCATGGTGAAAGCAAGGAAGAAGCCAAACCAAACATTGATGAAGTCATGGCTGTATTGGGGGACTCTATTAGGGCTGCCATTGATGAAGAGTTCTTAGCTAAGATAGCAAATCACGTTTATTCCAAGTATCAAAGCAAGGAAGAGAAATGATTGATTACAAGAAAATAGAAGAACATGGACGGAACAAGAAATATGAGATGTTCTTACATGAGTTATTTGATACAGCTTTAAAGTGTTGTCCTTCTAAAAACTGCGAAGTAAATATAAGACGCAGCTCAATTGGTAGAGGTATTGAGATTTCATGGCGATATAAGGACTTTGGGCAAAGCTGGGCGCAAGGCTGCATTATAGACCAAGGAAAGATGTTTGGCTTGGAGGGCTATTCAATAGAGCGTGCCTTTGAACAATGCTCGCATGATATGCATAAGCGTCACAAGCTATTTCCAGCAAAAGATATTATTAATAACCATCGGGGTTCTCGTAAAGTCGAAATTGGGGAAATGGTTGTCGATGCTTTAGATGACGGCATTAGAGATCTAGAGCAAGATAGCGTTATAGCAAAAAGCATATCTATCCACAGGAGCCTATTAAGTAGGTTAGAGCTTGAGCTAAGCAGATCATTAATAGGCAGCATTCACGATCCGAAAGATAGCGGCATAGCAATGTATAAGTTCGCAAAGTTTTATCCCCACACAAATGACGATCACATAAACACAATCTATTTTAGTGACAAAGAGTACTTATGAGTGATTCAAAAGAATCTAATCCAGGCGGCCGCCCAAGTGATTACCCGGAAAAGATTGAATTAGCTAAAGGTTACTTGGACTCATATAAAACAGAGGTGCCATCGGTTGCAGGGCTAGCTCTTCATATGGGTGTAGCAAGATCAACTGTTTATGCTTGGGCAGAAAACAAGGAATATTCAGAGTTTTCGTACATCGTTGAACAAGTGTTGGCAAATCAAGAGGTGAAACTCACCGATGGTGGCCTTAAGGGTGACTACAACGCATCTGTAACTAAGTTAATGCTAAGCAAGCATGGGTACGCAGAGAAAGTACAAAGCGAGGTTTCAGGGCCAAACGGCAAGCCTGTAGAGACAACCACAACAACCTGGAATTTAACAGGCGTCAGACCAGCTGATCAAGGCAAAGAGGATAGTGAAACATGAAGTTAAAGAAGATACACAAGACCCTGTTAATTTCTCTCGTTGTAACGATAATCGGGTGGATTTTACTGTTAATCTCCGCAAAGGTATTTTTTATACTAATGATAGTGCTTAGTTCGTTTTCTTTGGCAGTCCTCTCAGTTTTCATGTTCGAGATGACAGTGAAAGAGGTTTTCGGTAAGTCGCTATTTAAAGATGACGAATGAAATCAACATTGAGGTTCCAGAAAAGCTAATACCTCTTATTGTTAAGCCTAAGCCATTAAAGATAGCAGTAGGCGGAAGGGGGTCAGCTAAAACCATCACATTTTCAGATTGCACATTAAAACACTGCCATGATGGTGAAAAGGTCGTTTGTGCAAGGGAGTTTCAAAACTCTATTGAGGAATCAGTTCACTCTTCAATGCTAAGGCGAATGGCTCATCATGACGTTCAAGGGCTCCACAATACCAAGAACTCTATATCCTCGGATGCTGGCGGTAAAATTATTTATCTAGGTCTAGCAAGAAACATTGGCTCTATTAAGTCGCTTGATGGCGCTAACAAAGTATGGATTGAAGAGGGCCAGTATTTAAGCCAAGAGACGATTGATATTCTTTTCCCCACTATTCGTGAAAATGGTTCGGAAATATGGATATCAATGAATCGTGGCTCAACAACAGATCCCATTTCAATGGAGTTCTTAAACAAAGCTGAGCCTGAGTTAGAGAAGTGTGGTTATTACGAAGACGACTACATGATAGTTGTTGAAATTAACTGGAATGATAACCCTTGGTTTCCTGAAGTATTAAACAGGTTGAGGTTAAAGCACTTGGCTGAAAAAGACCGAGCTGAATATGATCATATATGGGAAGGGAAATACTCCGATAGCGTGAAGAATGCAATTATAAAACCTGAATGGTTCGACGCCTGTATCGATGCTCATATCAAGTTAGGGTTTAAACCGCTGGGTGAAGAGGTTGTTTCTCATGATCCCTCAGACCTCGGAGACGATCCAAAAGGGATTTGTTATAGACATGGCGCTGTTATTCTTGATGCATTAGAGAATGACGAGGGTGATGTTAACGATGGTTGTGATTGGGCAACAGGATTAGCAATAGAGAAGCGAGTTGACAGGTTTATCTGGGATGGTGGCGGTATGGGCATCACGCTACGCCGACAAGTCAGTGATTCATTTAGAGGTAAGAAAATAGACTTCCAAGTCTTTGATGGATCAGAAGCGCCAGACAACCCCGACTCAGTTTACGAAGCCATTGACGGTTTAAATGACTACAAGAAAACTAAAAAGATTAAAGATGTATTTAGAAATAAGCGTAGCCAATACTACATCGAGTTAAGGGACAGGATTTACAGGACTTATCGAGCAGTTGCGCACGGCGAGTATCATGACCCAGCAATGTTAATTAGCTTTGATTCACGAATTAAGTTAATTAAAAAGCTAAGGGCTGAGATCTGCCGAATCCCGAAGAAGGAGAAGGGAGACGGAAGAATCCATATTATGAGCAAGGATGAGATGAGGAAGCTAAAGCCACCAATACCAAGCCCTAACTTAGCTGATTCAGTCATGATGTCCTTAAAGTTACGCAAGAAGACCAAAAAAACTAACTTACCAGACAACCCACCTAGACCGGTGATGCGAGGATAAACGTGAACGAAGACAATTTAAGTGAAACCAACAATGAAAAGCACAAAAAGCTTATAAGTGCAGCAGAAAACTATACCTATCCGCACGGCTTTGAATTTCATGATGCCTATTGCACTTCTTTTCTTGATCGACATTACAGAAGTGAAGAATTCATCAAGCGGGTTGAGATAGTAGTGAGGCTTCGAGACACCAAGCTAACCCCACTTGATGAAGGATATATGATTTCGTTTTTTATATTCCCGTCCGATGGCGGATTAAGTGGTGCGTTTAAGCGCATCGAGGATCAGGCTAAATTAATTGAAGAATACGAAGCACAGAAAAATAAAAACGAGCGAAAGGCGGCAGCATTATCAAAGCTCACCGAATTCGAGATTGAGCTGTTAGGGGTTAAAGTATGAATGACAGAGATTTCAAACCTAATAAAATTGCTCAGCATGTACAGAGACATATTGGCACTGCAATACCTGGCAACAAAAATGACTTAATAGACTTAGCAGAGTCAGCAGCAAAAGAACGCAAACGCTGGAATGATTTACTTAACGAAGCACAGCGCAATTTAGCGGAGGCTCAAGGAGACCTTGCTATGGCCGAGAGTTATATTCGGGAAAAAACTAAACTACATATGCGCCGGACTATCCTTACTTACCTAGGGATAATTTTAGGCTCTACAACACTATCTTTTGCAATGCTTCTCTTTGGTGACTTTCCGATTGTTAAACTATTACAAGAAATGCTAGGGGGTTAAAGTATGAAAAGTGATTTAAAGTCGTTTTTATCAGAGCTTACCGATTTGTGCCGCAGGCATGGATTCGCCACAAGCAATATGATTAGATTTTACAGGTGCGGCGAATCTGTATATGAGGATGGAGGGTTTGTGGGGGCGCCCGTTAAAGATGAATTTTGCGATGAGGTATATCTTGCTAACGATGCGGTTAAGGCTCAAGAAGAACTAGATGAGGGCTTCTCAAAGAGGGAATTTTTAGAAACTCTGCAATACTTCAAGACGCATAGAGCTGATATAGAAAATGAGCTTAGCTCGATGACTAAGATTATCAACCTAATAGACGGCATTGAATTTCACGACATCAGTACTCGGCTTGAATATGACGAAAACAAAATCCGTGACGGTGTGCAAATGTTTGTTCAGGGTTATGCAAGATTGGAGTCAGGGAAGTGTCCGGTAATCGAATTCAGCCTTGGCGAAGCACGCGAAAGAATGGATGTTATTTTAATGAATTTTGCCGAAGGTGTGAGCAAGCTTAAAGGCGCAGAGGTCGGCGAGAGCAGGGCTAAATTTTGGTGTGAAGTATTGAAGGCGGCTAAATAATGAAACCAATTAGACAGAAGTTGCCTGCTTTAACTGCTAAAGCCTACGGCATGTTTTCTGAGCTTGCTATAGAGTTAGAGGAGAATAAACTTAAAAGCCTGCACGGACTTCCATTAGCTAATTGTCAAGGGTGCTATGTGCAGTATGCTGGCGGCTCTTTGATTAAGTTCTCTTTTATCGCTCACGGAACATTAGACCAGATAACATCAATCAATATTGATATTGAAGAAGCGAGTAAAAACCCTCAGCAGTACTTTGAATACATACTGGAGGATGTAAATAACGCTCACAAGGAATTTAAGAAGAGCGCAGGGTCAGAAATATACATGCCTCCACAAACCAAGTTATCTCAATCGATTAAATCGACGGTGCATTAATGATAGAACAACGCCTAACGCCAGCAAGTGAAATTATTGCTAATGAATCAGCGCGTCATGCTGCTATTAAACAGATACGTGAAATATCAGTGCGCAACCATGAGGACTCATTAGCTGGATTTATTCGCTCGCAGTGGACAGTTGCTAGAGAACATAGGCGTACATTTACATACAGGTTTGAAGATTGCTTACGTCGACGCTCAGGTATATACAGCAGCGAAATGAAGGCGAAGCTGGAAAGTGCAAGATCTTCTGAAATATTCATGAGGATTACTTCTTCTAAGTGTAAGGCGGCCAAGACATGGCTTGCTGATCTTTTCGAGCCTGCTGGTGATAAGCCATTTACCTTTCAGCCTGCAAATTATCCAGAAATAAATCCAGAGCTGGAACAGGCATTAATGAAGGAGGCGGAGAAGGCACTACAGCAATCACAAATGCCTGAAGCTAAAGCCTTTGCGATGGTAGATGAAGTTAAAAACAAAGTACTGGATGATTTAAAGCAGAAGTCAAAGCAGCTTGCCGAAAAGATGGAGGATCGAGTAGAGGATATTTTAACGGAAGCAAACTGGCGCAACGAGTTTGATGATTTCCTAGATGATGTCGTCACCTATCCGGTTGCAATAATGGCGGGGCTTGAGTATAGAAATGAAAAAGAGCTGTCATGGGGAGAAAATGAGTTTGGCCAGTGGGTACCATCTTACAAAGATCGCGTTAAACCAAAAGTAAGAAGGGTTTCGCCTTTCCGTTTTTACCCATCTCCATCGGTGACAACCTCCCTTAGAGGTCACTATTGCATCGAGCATATTACCTATACAAGGCAAGATCTTGTATCAATGAAGGAAATGGCCGGTTATAACTCTCGTGGTATTGCAATGGCCTTAACTCAGTACTCTATAACAGGGCTAAACGAGTGGCTGTGGGAAGATGAAGAGCAGGACATCATTAATAGGTATAACAGCCAAGGTAAGCGTGAAACCATCGATGCATTAAAGTGGAGCGGTTCTATTAATGGGCAGAGGTTATCCGAGTTCGGCTTAAGTGGTGTAAAAGATAACGAAGAATACCAAGCTGAAATTGAGATAGTTGGTGGCTTTGTTATTCGTGCTGCAATTTCTCCTGATCCTGATGGCTCACCCAATTATTATTTTTCTCACTGGTCTAGTGTTCCAGGATCATTTTATGGTGACGCGCTACCTGAACTAATGGCAGATACTCAAGATATTTGTAATGCGTCAGCTAGGGCGCTTGTTGAAAACATGGAAATGTCATCAGGCCCTATGGTGTGGGTTGATGCATCAAAACTAGATCCAGCCGATTTAGCTACGGCGCATATTATCCATGCAAGGAAAGTGTATCGAGCAAATCCTGATTCAGAGAACCAGATAAACAATGCCGGTGCGGCTATTCAATTCTTTCAGCCAAGCAGTAATGCACACGAGCTAATGTCTATTTACGAGAAGTTCAGCGCGATAGCTGACGAAGTAACAGGGCTTCCTAAGTTCGCTGTAGGGTCTGACCAGGGAGCAGGGGCGGCAAGAACTGCATCTGGTCTATCTATGCTGATGAACGCTTCGTCAAAGACAATTAAGCATGTGGTGCGCTCTATTGATATAAACCTAATCGAGCCATTGATTAAAAAAATATACGATCACGAGATGATGTATGGCGAAGACGATAGCATTAAGGGTGACTTGCGAGTTAAGGCTCGCGGATCTCAATCGTTAATACATAAAGAGCAGATGATGCTCCGGCAGCAAGAATTCTTAGCTCAGACAGGGAACCCAATAGATATGCAAATTATGGGTGTAGAAGGAAGAGCGGAACTTCTGAAGGGCGTTGCGAAAACTACGGAAATTCCCGTGGATAGAATTATCCCTTCTAAAGAAGAGCTACAGCGCAGGACTGAACAAATGGCACAAGCTGAACAACAAGAATTAATGGCACTCGAACAGCGAGCAGCAGCATGAATATAAATGATATTAAAGATATTGGTGAAAAGAAGGTTTTATTGTCATCAATAGTGAGGCTCAACAATAACACTGATTTTCAGAATCTATTGACTTTCCTTAAGGATAGAAATGAAAAGTTGAGCGATTTATTACGCGATGCTGATAGCGATTTTAGACAAACGCAAGGCAGAGCAAAAGAACTTGATAGCTTAGTTAAGATGGTCGGGTCAGCCCGGGATAAATTAATTAAGCTGTCTCAAAACTGAGAAAACTATTCGATTAGGCCTAATCGAAACTTTCGATGTTTTACTTAACCGCCGACCTAGTGTCGGTTTTTTTACGCCTAAATTAAGGCAAAACCAGCGAACTACAAGGCCGGGACTCGAAAAACTCGAACTACCCGAAATTGACTCGAAGGAAAATACGCACATGGCATTACCAGAACACGTTAGAAAGCGGAAAGCTGAAATTAAAGAACTCGAAAAACTCATGATGGGGAACTACGAAGCACCGGCCAGTGAATCGACTCCTAGTCCTGATGAATCGACATCTGAAACTACGACTACAAGTGAAGTTAAGCCACAGAAAAACCCTGTAGAACAAACTTCAGCAGAGGCTCAGCCTCCAGCAGCGACTTCAGATGAGCAGCATGATAAACCGGTAGAACTTCCCTCACCATTAAAACCAGATGAGGACGCAATTAAGCGAGCGGAAGCGGAAATACACCGTAACCGTGTATTAGGTGGGCGGCACAATGCTCTTCAACGAGAGAACGTGAAATTAAAGCGTGAACTCGAAGAAGCAAGAAACGCTGCACCGCCTAGTCAAAGCGATGAAGTTAAAAAGCTATCGGAATTAGTTAAGACTCTACAGGATCAGTTAGCGGAATCGAGGGCGACGGTTAATGTATCCGCCCCTGCTGATGTTTCGCAACAACCTACGGAGTCTATAGCAGAGCCTCAATATATTACACAGATGCGCGCTCAAGTCGGTGACGAACTAGCTAACGCAGCTTTATCCGATTGGCAAAAAAGCCAGCAAGAAGCTATGCAGGTATCAACGCAAGTTTCACAGCTGAAAGCATCAATAGATCAGATGACCGAGAAAGAGAAGTCGGATGCTGAATTCAATAAAAATGTGCAAGCATTAACTTCCCATTTAGCAAGTCAAGGTATCAATTTCCATCAAGTCGAGAGTGACCCTGAATTTAAGGTTTGGGCGCAATATCAAGACCCGATTTATGGAAATAAAAAATACTACGACCTAGTCTTGGATAATTTGGAAAGTGGAAATATCGAGGGAGCTGCCGCCATCTTTCAGCTATACGCCCAAACAAAAACAATGCCTGTGCCTGAAACCCCAGCTGCACAGTCGCTAGAGTCTCACGTAACCCAATCACCTTCTAGCGTTCAGGAAGATAAGTCTATGGTCAACGAGAAAGCCGTAGTCACTCCCGAGCAAATAGATGCGTTTTACGCCCAGATGTCAAAAAAGAAAGCTGACGCAAAGCGTATTAATGATTGGCCTGAGCTTGAGCGATTGCAGTTGGAGCAAAAGAAATTCGAGGCACAACTAAACATTTAATTAAGTATGTGCCTCGCTCCATAGAGGCATTTTGTAATGGGTTTTCCAGTAGCGGCGGGGAACGTCGACCACTCATCATCAAGTACTAGTCAGTACATACCAAAGCTATTTTCTAGGAAGTTAGTAGACAAGTTCTACGACACTTGTATTTATATGGAAATAGCAAACATGGATCACGAAAACGAGATCAAAAAGATGGGAGATACTGTCACCATCAGAACTCGTGCAACAGTAAGTACTTTTGCTTACTCGAAAGGTCAAGGATTGACATACACGCAGCCTGATTCGCCTAGCGTTGAATTAAATATCGACAAAGGGCAGGGCTTTGCAGTTAAGCATTTTAAAATCGATGAAGTTCAATCTGATATCAATATGCTTGACGAGTTCGTTGAGGACGCAAACGAACAAGTAAAAATCGCAGTTGATCGGGAATTTCTCGCATCAGTTCCAGCGCAAGCGGATGCGGCTAACTCTGGCGCATCCGCAGGCAGAATTTCAAACAACAACTTGGGAACCGCAGTCGCTCCACTTGCTGTAACTCAGAATAGTATTCTTGAGTTTATCAGTAAGTGCGGTGTTGTGTGTGGTGAACAAAACCTTCCAAAGGAAAATTGTTGGATGGTGTTGCCTGAAATTGCACTAGGACTAATCAAGAATTCAGACTTGAAGGATGCATCACTTTCAGGTGATGGTAAGTCAACGATTAGGACTAACCTACATGGAAAGGTTGACCGATTTAATATTATCGGGAGCAACCTATTAAATGTGTCTGGTGATGCATTTGATGTAATTTTTGGCCACAAATCAGCGATCACCTTTGCAGGGCAAATCGAGGAATTTGAAGTTATGCCCGATCCAAACGACTTCGGTAAGTTGGCTCGCGGTCTCTTTGTATACGGCTATGAAGTAATTAAGCCGGATGCAATGGGTCACGCAGTTTGTACTTTCGCTTACGGATAGAAATCATTTAACGCACCCTTCGGGGTGCATCTATTTTTTAATTATGGAGGCGTTATGCCTGTAATTGACAAGAAAAAGCTTAAAGGCGCTCCCATGCCAGAGGTATACATCACTGACATGGGGAGAGTAGTTAGAGCAAACCCCTATATTCATGAAGCAGTTCTTATGAGGAAATTAAATTATCAGCCCTCGACTATTGCTGCTGTTAAGAAAAATCCACCAAAGGAAAAATCAATATCTAAACAAGTAGTAACAGGTGATAGTTTTCACGAGGAAGAGTAATAATGAGCACCGTAAAAGTCATTGATATTATCAGCAGGGCAAGGACGCTGCTCTATGATCAACATAAGCTAAGTTGGAGTGATTCAGAGCTATTAGACTGGTATAACAGCGCTTTATTGGCTATTTCCGGTGCTCGCCCTGATATTACTGTTAAGAGTGTAATTCACTTATGTAATGGCAAAACAAAACAATCGTTACCCAATGACGGGCAGCGATTTATAGATGTAGAGCGCAATACTGAGGGATCGGTTACGCGCTTTATTATGAAAGATAACCTCGACGACCAGTTCCCTGATTGGATGAGCGAAAAAGGAGAGGAGGTTGAAAAATTTACTTTCGACGAACGCTTTCCTAGGTGGTTTTATCTATATCCTACACCACCAGAAGGTCATCAAATAGACATTATTTATAGCGCTTCGCCCGAGCAAGCCAAGATAGTAGATTTTGAAACCGACGCAACTCTAATCCCTATTGAAGATGCTTATCAAGATGCAATCTTTGATTACATCATGTATCGAGCATTATCAAAGAATGCCGAATTTGCAGATAGCGCACAGCGAGCACAGTTACACTTTAATGCCTACGTTTCTGCTATCGGAGCAAAAACACAATCGGATGCAGCAACGAGTCCCGCTAATGAATCAGTTAACTGAACTTTACCCAACGATTAGACGCTATGCCCCTAACGTGCTGAATAGATTGATGTTGGATGCACTACAAAGAGCACATCATAAATTTTGCCAGTCCACTGGAGCGTATAAAGTAACAAGATTACTCTCAACGCAGACCGGTCAGAGCGACTATGACTTAAATCTCCCTGACAAAACCACGGTAGAGGAAATCCTATCAGTGAGGGAAGAAAATACAGATAACTTTGTTAGCATCTGCCACGACAAGAGCGAATTAAGACAAACTAGAAAATCTAAAAAGCCTGACAACATTGTTATTTTTGATTACAACGAAGTGCGCTTCGAGCCTGTTCCCGACAATGAATATAGATTTGTGTTGGATCTTCAGCTCTTACCGCAATTAGATGCGACGGAAATGGATAGCACCATATATCAAAAGTATGGGGATGGTATCGCCTACGGAGCGGCGGCAGACTTACTGCTAATGCCTGCTGAAAAATTCTTTAATCCACAATTATCAGAATTCCTAGAGCGGAAGTTTAAAGCGGCAAAGCGTCACGCCATGAATGATCAGGTTAATGTATCTAAGGGCGCTGTTGGGAGTTGTTTTATATGATTAGGGGAGCAGATTTTAAAGGAGAGCTGCCCGGTATCGACTCGCGTTTATTGCCTGAGAACAACGCAGAAAGAGCGGTTAATTGCGAATTTAAATACAACACACTTCGAGCTTTTCAGGGATTAGAGCCAGTATCCGCTAATTTAACCCCGCTCACGCCTAAAAGTATTTATCTTTACGAGAATCAACACTGGTTTAGTTTTAGCCGTGATACGTTCATTGTAAAAAGCCCAGTCGAGCAAGATGAATTCAGGCGTATTTATTTTACTAATAGTGAGGGTGCGCAAGTTACGTCTAATTTAATAGCTCTTGGTACAGGAGTTATGCCGGAACTTGCATACAGTTTAGGCGTACCGCAACCAGCGGCAGTTATTGTCAATAGTGTCATTGACAGTGGTGGTGATCCTGACGACTTCAGTGATGATGAAACACGATTCTATACAATGACATACGTCACGGAGTACGGCGAAGAAGGAGCGGCAGCAGAGGCGAGTAATTCAGCTACGTTGAGATCACCGAATGATACGGTTGATATTACGTTACCCAATTTGACTACAAACACTTCTAACGTTGTGGCAAAAAGGATATACAGGACTTCGGGATCGACGGGTGAGTTTTTCTTCGTTGCCGAGGTTCCATTATCGACAACAACGTTTATAGATAATGTTCCGGGTGATCAGTTGGGCGAAGTTTTAGCCACAGCGAATTTCTTTCCTCCACCTGAATTCATGACCGGCTTAACATTAATGGCTAACGGAATAGCAGCGGGCTATGTTGGCAATCAAATAGCATTTAGTGAGCCTTTTCAATTACACGCGTATCCGCCCGAATACTCGCGGTCTACTGAATATGACATCGTCGGGATAGCAGCAACTAGAACAAGTTTAGTAGTTGGCACAGAGGGTAATCCATACGTTTTTACGGGTGTTAGCCCTGACTCGATGACTGAGGATAGATTGCCTCTACAGCAGGCCTGTGTTTCTGCTCAGTCAATGGTAGCTATAGGGGACATTGTTATCTATGCGTCTCCAGATGGCCTTGTGGGCGTTTCTCCTGGCGGAGCCCGGTTAATTACGGAAACTATTTTATCTAAACAAGCTTGGGCGGAGTTCCAACCAGAAACTATTAGGGCTTATCACTACGAAGGCAAATATATTGCTTTTTACGGTGATGTAGGCGGCTTTGTTTTTGATTTAAGAAATAATGACTTTGTTAGATTAGATTTTTATGCAAGTGCCGGGTATTCGGATACCAGAACAGACACACTTTATCTTGTGGTCGACGGCAACTTATTTGCTTGGGACTCCGCTAACGAAACATTAAATTATGTTTGGCGCTCAAAGAGATTTGAAGGGTCAAATAGGCGTGAACTTTACCTACGAGTAATTGCAGATAACTTAAATCTAGTGAATATAAAAATATGGGTTGATGATCGACTTATATTAAATCAGAGAGGCCTTCCAGATAGCCCTATACGCATCCCTCCTGTGCGTGGTCGGGCTTGGCAGTATGAATTATCAGGTAAAACACAAATCACTGACATTGTGATGACGGATAACGTCCAACAGCTATGACAAAACCTACATTTTTATCTATTCCTCGCAACCCGTCGAGTAGTTCAGACGTGCGCGCAATAACTCAAAACATGGAGAAAGGTCTAGGTTTTTCGGGCAATGGTTTAGATAAGTGGCTGACTCTGCGTGATTTAAGCGACGCCGGAATAGTTGAGCTTGCGCGCAGATATGGCGGAACTAATAGAGAAACCTTTTTACCTGTTCTTCCAGGGACTAATCAAATACAAAGACCTCCGGCTGTGGCAAACTTTACTGTTACTGCTGGTTTTCAGGTGATGATTATCCAGTGGGATGAGCCTCAATATAACGGCCATGCTTACACAGAAATTTATCGCTCACTAGATGATAACTTTGCCAATGCTCAGAGAATTCAAACATCTATACCTAATATTACAGGTGATTCAGTAGATTTTGGCCAAGCTTTTTATTATTGGGCGCGCCACGTAAATCAGAATGATGTTAAAGGCCCACTAAATGCAACGGCGGGAACTTATGCTGAGGCTGCACCAAATATATCAGAAACAATAGTGAGGCTTTCGGATCAGCTAAACGAGACTCACTTAGCGCAATCCCTACGCTCTAGAATTGATTTAATTGATACGCCTATTACCGGTCTCTTGGATGTTGTCACGTCGATACAAGAAGATGTGACTAATCTAGAAACAGGTTCGCAATCTACAGCGGCAGCTTTAACAGCTTTAGGAACTCGGATAGATGATAATGGCGATAATATAACTGCCATATCAAATGATTTTACACAACTGCAATCTAGTGTTGCGGGTGTTCAGGGCAGTGTTGATGCTAATGCACTTGCAATAAGCAACACAAATACAACAGTTTCAAATTTATCGGGAACGGTAACCGCTCAATCAACGAGTATTCAGCAGTTAAGTACAACTGTAGGGGGCAACACCTCAACCATTCAAACATTAACATCTAGTGTTGATGGATTAAATGCGCAATGGGAGATTAAAACAGATGTAAATGGACTAGTTGGCGGAGTGGGGTTTTACAACGACGGCGGCCAAACCTTTTTTATGGTGAATGCGGGAGTATTCGCTGTGTTAAATCCTGCCGGTGGAACTGTTAACCCCTTCTTTATTCAAGACAACCAAGTTTGGATTGATACCGCCCGTATTCGGGAGGCGGCAATAGAGTCATCACAAATACAGAATCTAGTGGTTGATAAAGTCACAGGCTTTACAAGTAATTTTGTTTTATCGACTATCGGAACCGGGAACATATCAAACGCATACATTGGCAATATTATCCAGTCAAATGTATTTAATGCCGGTACGGGCTGGAGAATTGATAAAAATGGATTTATTGATGCTCGCTCTATCATTATCCGGGACACATCAGGCAATGTGATATTAAGCTCAGGAGGGGGAATTGAAGGACTAGGGAGTTTTGCCAACTTAAATCAAATTAACTCGTCTAACATTTCAACTTACATAGCGGGTGCAGCTATTGGCAGCGCTCAGATAGGCGCGGCAGCTGTCAACACTCTAACTATTGCTGGAGCAGCTGTAAGCGCTTTAGAAGTCGCTACAGCGGCATCCTCGTTAACTTTACCGAGATTTAGTACTAGTCCGGGGCAATTTACATCACCTGTAGCGGGAGCTAGCCGGTCAATCGCTATAACTAACTGGCTTTCTTCAAGCAGCCTTAGAATTATTGTTTGGATAAACCAAATTGCAAGGATTGAGCAGGGTGGTGCAGGCTTTGCTGAAACAATTATCGACCTTCTGGAAAATGGCGCGGTTGTAGATAGCGAGATTTTATCACAGTCTGTGTTTGGAAATGGTAGAGCACTAGAGCCTAACCAGCAGTCTTATATTTCGTTTCCTTTCTATCGATCCCCAGGAAATGGAACGAGAACCTACGGTGTGCAGTTTAGAGTACGAAATTCACAAAGCACGCTCTACATAACCAACGTTATTAATGATCACAGTATAGAAATTCAGTTATCAAAAAGATGAAAGAGTGGACAAGCTATAAAAGCAATGGCGAGCCTTTTTGTATATTTAAAGGCTCAGAGCCAAGCGGAGATGAACTTCAAGGACTTAATTACATTGAAGGCCTGGTAGATCATAAAACTCAATATGTATTAGATGGAGTAATTACTTTACGCCCAACAATGCAAATAGAAGTAACCGGAAGCTCTGCAGTCAATTCACCTATTTTATTCTCAAATGTTCCCGATAACTGCCAATTAACGCACCCCGGCGGGACATCAATAATTAATGATGGTGTAGTGGAGTGGGAGACAATGGAGCCGGGTACTTATGTTTTTGAATTTAATGTTTTTCCTTACTTAAAAGAGGTGATTACTCTTGAAATTACAGCATGATCCACTTAATACAGCAGCGAGTAAAGACGATTTAAAGCGCACACGCTTAGAGATATTCAACTTGCCCATTAAAACCAGTGACGGCCATGTGTTTCAGTTTGACGGGCTGTCTGAAAAATATATGAAGTCCACTTTAGATGCGCTTGGAAACGATGATTTTGAATTTGTTGACTGGATATTGGTAGATAATAGACAGATTTTATGTAGCAAAAAGATACTTCAAGAGTATTTTAATGAGTTAACGCTCCTTAAATCAAAAAGAAGCGTTCAGTTAACAAATGAGTACCTTACTTTGAAGAAAAACAACGATCTCACCTTAAGAGACTTGGCAAATTGGGCGAAAAAATATCAAAACTAAAACCGGCAGAGTTCGACCTAGAAAAACATGGTCACGGACTCGAAGAAATCGCCAGATTAGACGGCAGCAAGCACTATTATTTAGACGTTGTTTCAGCAATACAAAATAACCAGGCGTTTTTGTTTGATAGTAAGGATGGGTTTGTTGTTTTAAAGCCGAAAGTTAAAAATAAATCATTAATTTGTTTAGTCTGGTGTGCTTGGAGCAAATCAGGCAATGCTATCAGCAAGTATCAAAGTCAAATCGAAGAGATATCAATTTATGTAGGCGCTAAAGCTCTTGAATTCTGGACAAAAAGACCGGGATTTAAACGGGTTGCGCCTAAGTTTAATTATCAATTAATTAATCATGAAGATGGTTATGACATATGGAGTAAAACGCTATGAGCAAAGGTGGTGGAAGCAATAAAATAGAAGAAACAGAAGACCAAAAAGAGTTGGCAAGAATTGGCCTTAATCGATTTAGGGATTATAAAAGACGTTATCCTCAGATTGAAAATCAATTCTTTGGTCACATCAATAATCTAGATTCGGCAGAGAATTTACAGTCAGGCGCAAACGTTGCAAACACTAATGTCACTGCGGAATCATCGCGACAAATTAGTGACGGGATAGATAACTTAAATCGCAGCGGCATTAATCCTAACAGCGGCCAATTTAAACAAGGAATTATCAGCGCAGGGGATAGAACAGGAATTGAACGCGGGCGCAATGCATCTAGAACGCAACAGTCATTACAAGACTCTCGATTAAGCGGCTTAAATACAATCACAGCGTTAGGCCAAGGACAGGAAGCACAAGCTATACAGGGTTTTAGCGATATTGCCAGCGAATCACAGCAAGACGCCATTAGAAACACTCAGAACAGTATTAACCGAAGGCACAATAGAAATTCAGGATTGATTACTGGTGCGGGTCTTGGTGCAGGATTGATTTCGGAATCAATAAGAAATCGTGACCCATACGGAAATAAAGAATTTGGGTTTCAGGGTGTTGGTAATCCGTTTTCTAGTAAGCATGATAATGGTGGTGGTAATTAATGAATAACTTTTTAAATCAAGTTGGGTATGCTCAACAGTACAACCAAGATGCAAGAAGCGGTCTGCCCGTTTACGGCTCTGATGATTTTGCAGCGCGCACTAGAGCGTATCTTAATCGCGAAATATACAGAGATACAAAAGAACGATTTCAACCATTTGAAGATGAATTACTTGATGCTGTCCAGGGAGAAGAATTACTAAACGAGCAGCTTGAAAGAATTCGTGATAATTTTACTCGCTCCGGTAGGGCCTCTGCCGACTCAGCAAAAAGACGTTTATCTAGGTTCGGCGTTCAACAAAGTGCGCGACAACTGAATGCAACAAATACGCAGAATAGCTTAAATCAGGCTTCGGCATTAGCCAGCGCTGAAAATCAAACACGCCGACATGTTTTAGATAGAAACATTGGCTTAATCACTGGCAGCCGAACACGACAAGCAATACAGGGGGCTTAACATGACAGGAATTATTAGTCAGGGTAGAAATAAATTAAATCAGAGTGCAGCCATCTTTGATGGTTTGGCAGCACAAGAAAAACAGCGCAACCAAATCAATGACCAGATCGAGACAGGGCAAAAGCAGGCGCGCTTAAGCAATACGGTTCAAGCGGCTAGTTTAGCAGGGGGAATTGCATCAACAGCAGGAGCAGGAGCAGCAGGGGCTACAGGCTTGGCAGCTATTCCGGGCGTGGGTTGGGCTGCACTTGCAGGGTTAACAGCTTACGCAATGTTTGGTTAAGTTTTTTTGTCTTCTACCAATTGTCGAATGAATGCCAGAACGTCTTGCTGTTTTTCAGGACTCAACTCTTTGAATATTTTTAAGATCTCCTTGGGCATTTTATCCCTGGCGAGTCTTTCGCAGAGATCGTAGACATTTGGAGTGTTAGAGAAGTCTCGCTTCATGACTTACGCCTTTAAACAGCTTTAAGTTAAATTATCAAACGTGTCTTTTGTAGTCTTTAGATTTGTGAAGTATACGTACAATATCAATATGAGATGGCTTGATAATGAAAAATATGACGTGTGACTGCATTCTGCAGCCTTTAATGCTTAGCGCAAGCTCATCATAGTTTTTACCTAGGCTTCGATTGCTTGAGAGTTTTTCAAAAGCATCAAATAGTTGATTGTAGTATTTAGATGCCTGAGTGGGGCCAAACTTGTTTTTTGTGTACTTACGTATATCTCTAATGTCTTGCTTTGCCTTGGGTGACAGCTTATACACTAATCCTCGGCCTCCAGCTCTTTAAGGAATTTTTCGCGATCTACGACTTCAGTGGGGCCTGAATCAATGCCCTCCTGAATAAGCTTTCTTAGGCGCTGTACTTTATTTTCTTGAGAGTCTAGCGCTTTCATTGCGGCATCTAGAACCTGCTGAGGGCTATCATATTCACCTGACTGGATATATCCCTCAATCTGGTCTTGCTGCTCTTGCTTGGCGGTGTAAATGATGTTTTGCATGACTTATTTCCTGGCTTCTTTGGCGACACGCGCTTTTACTCGATTAAATATTTCATCTTTGCTCAGCGCCCTTGTTGGTTCTGGCTCAGATAGAGGCTTTTTAAGCAATTCCATTACCTTTACAGGATCAAGCGCTTCACTAGGTATTGTAGATTTTGGAATCACTTTCATAAAAATTACCTTTGTTAGTTAGCCTTATGCGCTTCATCAATAATGATGAAAACTCCGGTTTCGCCTTCAAAGCGAATTTCACCGGAAGACAGAAGGGCATCTTTTAATGCCTCGACTGTAGATTTTAGAGCGTCACCGCCTCGCTCAAAGTTGCTAATAGTAGCAGCTCTAGATCCTGATTTCTTGGACAGGTCGCTTACTGTCCAGCCTAGCCCAGCTCTAGCCATTTTGCATTGTTTGGGTGTCATAGTAAAAAAATTACTCTCAAGCGTAAAAAATTATTGACTTTGCTCATCTTAAGCGTAATATTATTACTGTCCTGAGTAAAAAACAAGCCTGATAGGTGTTACCAGCACCAGTCAGGCTCTAACCAAAACCGATATGGAAGTATCGACAATGGCTACAAACAAAATACCACAAACTAGAAACAACATCATTTCTTCCGGTGATTCAGAAGCCAAAAGGCGAGCAGCAAGGCGGGAAGAATATTCAGCATTTCTCGACACGTTAGATGAAGTATCTATGCGTGAATTTCAAAGAGAAGTAAAAGCGATCTACGCATCATTTAAATAGCCCGAATAGGGCAAACCCTTAATTAAACTGAAAATCACCTATCTGAAGGAGGCTCCACTGTGAGCGATTTAATATCAATAGATAACTATGAGTTACACGTCATTGATGGCAAACCAATGATCAAAGATTTAGATTTGGCCAAAAAGCTTGGTTTTAGTCGTCCAACAAACATAAGAAAAAATATAACCAGAATGCTAAGCAAACGACAATTAAAAGCGGAAGAGGTTTGCTCCACCGTGGAGCAAACCACTAGCCTCGGGGGTCGCCCGGCTAGTACTTACTATCTTGACGAAAAAGCCACACTTAAAGTTATCACTAAGTCTGAAACCGAAAACGCGGATGCTATTACGGATGAGATGATCGAGGTATTCATCAAATATCGCTCTGGCACTTTACAGCCAATTCAACAGGAACCTGTTTTTGACATCCCTAAAACCTATGCAGGTGCCTTGCGTTTGGCTGCCGACAAAATGGAGGAAAACGAAAGGCTGGAGCAAGAGAAGTTATTGCTTGAATGTCGAGTAGAAGAAGACGCGCCGAAAGTTGAGTTTTACGACGAGTTCGTAAATAAAGATGGCCTCTATACACTTCAAAACGCAGGTCGAGCGCTTCAGCAAAGACCAAACAAATTTATTCAGAGTATGAAAGGTCAATATCTTTTCTATCAAGGCACTGCCTTAGTTGCCAAAGTTCAGTATATTCAACAAGGCATCTTTGAAGTTAAAAGCACGATTATTGACGATAAGGCACGATTACAAACATACGTTACACCGAAGGGTATTCAATATTTCGCTAAAAAGTTAAGCGCTGCTTGATGTGAGCAGATTTGCTCATATCTCGTTACGGGAATTCCCGCATCGAAAAACAAATCAAATTCAACAACATAACCCGCCCCGTGCGGGTTTTTTTATGTATAAACAAAGGTAAATAAAATGGTAGGACTAATATCAGGTCGCGTAAATTCAGGCGGATTAATTTCACAAGGCATTAGCGCATTTAGAGCAGGTCAGCAAATAGCTGATAGGCCACGACAGATGCGTATTCAGGAGGAGCAGAGGCAGCGGCAGAATGAGTTGCAAGATCAGCAGGCACAGCTAAATGATCAGCGCATTCAGCTAAATAAAATGACTTTCAGAAATGAAAAGTTAGCCCGGCTTAAGCAAGAAGGCATGGAGGCCATGAGGCTTTTTGAAGCTACTGGACAATTGCCAGAGCGCGAAACATACCAAAAATTCGTTGATGCCGACATGGCTCGCTTTAGCGTCTGGCACTATGAAGATCCCGAAAAATTTAAAACCGCATTAGAGTTTGGGCCTGTTCTCGCCGAGATGTCACAGGGAAGAATGGAAGCAGCAAATAGCCCTAGAGCTATCGAGCTAGTTAATAGAGAATTTGCGGATCAAATTAAAAAAGGAATTGGAGAAATACATCCTCAAACCGGCCGCAAGATTGTAGATAAAAATATTGTTCGTTTTGATGCTCGTGCCGGTGGAGTTGTACCTATTCTTGGCGTGACTCTAGATAACGGAGATGTTTACGAAGTTGAGCGCACAATGAGGCGCAGCGCTGATCCTAATGACCCTGTCGAAATTCTAGATGCCGGTGTCTTAATGGATGACATTATGGCTCGCTATCAATTGGCTCAGATGGCTACTAATCCCGAATTTCAAAGAAAAATAAAAGGGGCCATTCAAGCGCTTGATGCTCGGTCACAACAAAGCGACAGCGTTCAATCTTCAAAAATAATTGGAGGTTTAACATTAATGACCACACGCGGTGGAAATGTAGTAGTTAAAGATGTGACTGGCAAGGTATTGCAAGGAGAGGCTGCGCAAAAAGCATTAGAAAAAGCCTTTAAAACCGAAGTTGATTTTAAAGGCGCGAAAGAGAGAGCGAAGGGCCAAGCAAAACTATCAGTAGACGTTGTTGAAAAATCTTTTGAATCAATAGGGAAAGTCAGAACCAATATAACAAATATTGATAGAGCAATTGATGCTCTTGACCGTGGCGCTAGAACAGGCGCCGTTGATAGATTTTTGCCCAGCATTACAGCTGCGTCTAGAGAGCTTGACCAGATTCGGAATGAGCTTGGCCTTGACGTTGTTGGCTCAGTCACTTTTGGCGCGCTATCGGAAGGTGAGTTAAACCTTGCCTTAGATACTGCTCTGCCTACCGGGCTTGACGAGCCGCAACTCAAAGATTACTTGCTGAGGAAAAAAGAAGCTCAGGAAAAAGTTTTGGCAAATCTTCAGGAAGCGGCTTTATTCCTGAGTCGTGACGGCGCAACTGTTGCTGACTTTATTAGATTTAAAAACCCTAATGCACAGCAGCCCCAACAAACTGAAATTCAACAACAGCCCGCACAGAGCGCACCCACACAACCATCACAAACAAATAATAGAGGCTGGCAATTAATGACGGACGCCCAAGGCAACCAAGCTTACGTTAGTCCAGATGGAACACAATTTGAGGAGTTAAACTAATGCCTTTTGATTTATCTACAGCGAGACCGGTACAGCAAAAAAAGAGCGGATTTGATTTATCTACGGCAAGGCCTGTGCAAATTGAGCAGCCAAGTCAAGAACAAAATTTACTTTCACCTTCGGCAAGAGAAAATTTAAGCCCTGAGCAACAACAACAGTTAATAGATGCAAAAAAAGCTCAATTTGAAGCAGTTGGGGCACCTGAATTTGCCAACACTCCAACAGCATCAACTAAGAGGAAAAACTTTATTGAAGAACTCAGGGAAAAGAATCCTCAATTAGCGTCGGTGGTCGAAGAAGTTGGAGGTGCTGAGGCTTTCTTAATTGGCGCTGGCGAAGGGTTTACCAGTTTGGGTAGAGGTATAGGTCTTGCTGATCAGCCGGATGAAACAGAAAAAGTAGCAGCTCAAGCATTACGCGATTATACTGGAGCGGCAACAGCAGGAAAGATAACAGGGCAGGTCGCACCATTTCTTGTCCCAGGGCTGGCGGCATCCAATATAGCCTCAATTCCTGCTAGAACAGCTGCCATGAGCGGCATTGGCGCCACAGAGGGTGGTGTAATAGCGAGGGGTGAAGGTGGAGAAACTAAAGACGTGGTGGCGGGAGCGGGCTTGGGGCTTCTTCTCGGCGGTGGCAGTGAAATTCTTATGCCTGTTCTTAATAGCTTGGGTCGCAGGATCATCGCACGGACTCACGGTGAATCAGCAGCCCCGGCAGTCACTCCAAGTGGAGCACCAACCCCAGAGCTTCAGTCTGCATTAGATGATGTGGGGCTAACTTTTGACGACCTCATAGAGCAGGCGCGACGAGCAGCCGACGAAGCACCAACACCAGAGGCTCAGAGTGCTCTTGATGCCGCTGGGACAACAGCCGATGAGGTTGTCGATAGAACATTGCGGCAGGGCGACTCAAGAGCGGCAAACAGCTTGCGTCAAGGTGCGTTTGAGGATCTTGGAGTAACTCCTACAGAAGCTCAGCGAACAAGAGACACCGATTTGTTTGTTGATCAACAAGACGCATTTAGACGCTCAGGCGCAGTTAGGGACGCTGTAGAGCAGCAGGACGCAATACTAGACACAGCGGCTCGTAATGAAATCTCCAGAATTGGCGGTACTGTTCAAAATGCATCTGCAAGCCCAATCGAGGCGGTCTTATCAAAAACGAATCACTTAAACGATGAAATCAGTCAGCTCTACAAAGAGGCAAGGGAAGCGCTGCCCAACGACAAGAATATTAAGTTTAACAGTGCTGCTAAATCCCTTCAAAGAAACAGAGTTACTGATGAATTGTCAGGCGGTGTGGTAAAGGCACTAAGAAGACACATGAAAGATCTAGGTGTTATTGACAGCAACTTTAAGCCAGTGGGTCGAGTTAGCGTGGATCAAGCCGAAAATATTAGAAAGTTCGCCAATCGCTTGCTTAAATCGACTAACGGGGAAGGGAGGCATATCATCGGTCAATTCAAGGATGCTCTAGATGAGGATGTTCTCAGAGTTGCAGGGAATGATTTTTTTGAGAGAGCCAGAAGGGCCAAAACTAATTTTGAGCGAGGCTTAGACCCTGTCAAGCGAGATGGTTTTGACCAGCGTAAAACGTCTATCGTCAGGGATATTAGGGATAATCTTATAGATGAAGATGAATTTTTTGAGAAGGCTATCAAGCGTTCATCGAAATATAAGCCTAGAGATTTGCGAGAGCTTAGAAACTACCTTTTGACAGGAACCGAAAGCCAGATAAGACAAGGACAGAAAGCATGGGATGATGTTCGAAGTGCTGCCCTAGAGCGAATTCGTGAGAAGTCGTTCAAAGGAGCTGAAACCAGTCTTGGCACAAAAAGCATTAGCCGAGCAGGGATTGATTCTGCGCTTAAAGAAATAGGAGAGCCAAAACTTCATATTCTTTTTTCTGACAAGGAGAGAGCGTTTATAAAGAAACTCTCACGAATTGCCGCTTTAAAAGAACCGCCACCAGCAACTTTTACCGGTAGCGGGCCTAGTTCAGTTGCTATTGAGAATACAACCTTAAAAGTTCTTGGGGCAATCCCAGTGATAGGGGAGTTCTTAAAAGCTTCGTTAGGCTCCATGAAAAATAAAGTGACTGAGCAAAGGGTTTTAACTCTGATAGATGACGCGATAGAGATTCAAAGAGAAAATGTGAGGCGAGAGTTTTTGCAGCTGAGACAATCACGGACTGGAGCTGCGGTATTTTCTGCTCCTGCAGGAGCAGTCGCCACACAACAGGAGCAGTAGTTATTTTTTTGCTGTTTCCGTTGCTGCCTTTCGAGTCCACGTTAAAAAATTATCAAGCTCTTTTTTTGTGGATTTACCATAGGTCATCCCAATATACAGGATGGCCATCTCTATAGATATTATTCTGTTCTTTTGGTTGTTGTAAAAGCCGTCCAGTTTGTCAATATATTCTCCGCGAGTACGACCTTTAAAAAATGGGCTTTGTACAGCAGAACTGCCATTGCCGCTTTGAGTATCATTTAATGTCGCGCTTGCGCGCCATCCAAGCTCATACCCACCGAGCAACAATTGCTTATCGTTCTCGGTCAAGAGGTGCCATTTTCCTCCTATTTGACAGATCGCGGGTTGACTCAAAATAATAAGTAAAAAAACTATGATTTTTCTCATTCTGATTCCACCCCTTTTTTTAGCCGATTACTCTTTTTCTTGTCATAGTGCTTGCGAGTTATTTCTAGGTATTTTTCCCTTTCTTCCTTGCTCCACGCTCGATCATAATCCAATCTCGCAATCCACAGGGCTTGGCCATAATGTATTTTTTCGTTGTTTTTATCTTTGTAGAAACGATCCAGTGACAATGAATAAATGTCTGTGCTTAAGTCTCTCAAAACGATGTCGCTAGGTTGCTTTAGGCTTGGATGTTTTCCTTTTATTAGGTCTGAAAGGTTTACCCATCCATCCCTGTAACCTGCTATGTATAATGTTTTTTCACTGTCATTAAGAAGATTCCATCGCTCCCCATATGTTATTTTTTCTTCTGAAGAGGATAATGAAGAGACGGATAAAGCAAAGGCGATCAATAATATTCTCATATCAACATCCATTATTATTTATTTCCCTCCATTATGTGTAGAAACTGTGAGGCTTCAACCCTCTGGCACCGATTGGCGAATGATGGCGCTTAAATGTGCCGCTCTACATCCATCGACTTGTGCAAAACTCTGGATACGACGATACCGCCGGCTACTATGCGATAAAATATAACGTGAGAGCGACAAGGAAATGATTTTAAGTTGGCTGCGGCCTGATGATTTTTGCCCAGCTCTGGGCGAGTTGAGAGGAGTTCGAAAGCGTCAAATATGTCGTTATAGTACTTTTCGCCTACTACTGCGCCGAACTCGCTAACGCTGTAAAGATAGATGTTGTCGGTATCTTGAAGTGCGAGCGGGCGTAACTTATACATTACGCGACTTGCGTCTTAGCTCTTCTAGTCTCTTCTTTCTGTCCACTTCTACGGCTGCGCCGGAATTGTCGCCTGCGCGGATCATCTCTCTAAGTCTCTGTAGCTTTGCGCCATGACTATTAAGTGCTTCAAGACCTGCACTTAGAGCGTGCTGACTGGATTTATAGCCGCCAGACTGCACAAGACCGTCTAAAAGCTCCTTTTCGTTTGGCTTTGGCGTAAATTTAATTGATTGAGTCATAATGCACCATTGGCTTACTAATGCTAACACTATAACTCAGCAGTGCGGTATCTGCAAAATAGCGCCTATTAGCTTGCGGAGTATATTAATTCCTCCAATATCTCAACAGGATAACTATTAACTCTGCCAAAGCGCTCGTCAGCGATACTACCAACGGTTAGCCCTTTTTCGTCGCAGAGCTTTTTTGCCTTTTGCCCTAATGCCTTAGCTTCATTAAGTGGGAATTTTACCCCTATTATTTTGCCGTGGGCTGATATGGTTCTATAACCAGTATCGGGGTTTAGTTGTTCTAGGCGCTGATCAACATGCTCTTGCTTATCCTCAACCAGAGACAATTTGCGATCTGTTTCGGCTTGGCGACGCTCTTGATCAACCAATCGTTGGCATTGCATAAGCATGATGTCTAAGGCGGTTTTTGGTGACTGCTGTAATTCGCCAGAGCGATACGCGATAAAGACATCAATCATCTCGTCTGTAATTGCATCCGCGTTTTCGGTCTCGGATTTGGTGATAACTTTAAGTGTGGTCTTTTCATCAAGATAGTATTCGCTTACCTCGCGACCCTTACCATTGTTTATTCGGGTCACCGTGTCCCGAACGTTTTCTGCTTTTAATTGCAGTTTTGTTAGCATTCTTTTTATCAATCTTCGTATTGCTTTGGGTTCGGTATAACCAAGCTTCTCCGCTAGAGAGATGTCCTTGATCATCGGCTTGCCATCGAATATATGCAGGTCGTAATTGTTAATTGATATTAAGTTACTCATGACTACCACCTCCCTATGATGCCTTAGCATTGTGACGATCTATTATTGCGCGAACATCTTGGTAGCAATCTGCAAGCTGCTCTTGAGTCATTGAGCACAAAATAGAGTAGTACTCAGATCTCATCGCCATCCTGCGCTTAGCTCTAAATGCACATAGGGATACAACATTAGTAGGGGATTGTGGTATTTTATTGGTAGCCATGATTAGATCTCGTCGGTCGGTTTTGGTTAGATTCCCGTGGAGGTTGCCGCCTCCTTGGGAATTGTTAAAAGTCCAAATGAATGACTTATGAGTCCTATATTAGGACACGAGCAAAGCTTAATCAAGACCTATTCAGGACTTTATTGTCCTAATTTTGCTGTTTTCTGGTAAAACGTTTATACTGAGCGAATGACAATTACTAGTGAACAAATCCGTGCAGCTCTTGGCGTTCTAAAATGGTCTCGCCGAATTCTGAGCGAAAAAAGCGGAGTAAATGAAAAGACAATTCAGCGCATGGCTGAAGGTAGTGGCGTTCCTAATACGGGAGCGAAATACATTGAAGCTGTTCAGAATGCCTTTGAAAAAGGGGATGAGAAGAGCATAATTAAATTTGTGTTTGACCCTGTTCCTGGTATAGAAATCTATGCAAGCGCTGAGGTAGTTGAGAAAGGCCTTGCTGACTTAACTACTGACGCTGTCAGAATTGCGAAGATCCTTGATGCTTTCCAAAATCTTTCTCCAGAAGAAATCAACCGAATCCAAAAAGAATACCCTGCCGCTGACAAAAAATATTCAGGGAATAAGATAAATATCCTCAGTGACCTCATCAAGACTGACGACTCTAAAAATGATCACCAAGGCTCTGGAGAAGAATAGGGGATATTGGAGTTAAATAACCAAAGCATGTGATCCGGCATTTTACGACTTTGGTAAGGAAACTCATTTATTCCAGTGCCTTTTCCATTACTCCTACAAAAGATATAGCTTCAATAATGTGGTGCTGAGTAGAAAGTATTGGTGTGTTAAATAGCTAAAGCACAGCTATTAAAATTTTGGTAAAATAGAGCCAATTTCGAACATGGAGCTTATATAGTGAAAAACCCAAAGCTTATTAAAGTAAAATGGATTGATAGCGCTCAGCCTGTGCCTAGCTGGTCTTTTTTAGAAGACATGCCAGATATGGAAGCTATTAATTGTGAGTCTGTAGGCTGGCTTGTAGCCGAGAGTGACGATGTTATTATGCTTGCTCCGAACATCGCCAATGTAGGGAGTGAGAGCGCTCAGGGTAGCGGTTTTATGCGTATACCTAAGTGCGCCATACTTGATACATCAAGTCTTACTTTTTAGATTTTTTCCCTTTAGTTTCATCCTGTCCTAATACAGAGGCAGCCAGGGACTTTACTTCTGTTTTTGTTGGTTTCTTTTTTCCTGATAGCACTTTACTTGCTAGTGTAGACATCTTGTCTCCAGATTCCTTTTTACCTTTTGCCATAACAAATACCTTTTCTGTTAAAGTGAGATTTCAATCTCCCATATTTCATTAGCTTGCTCAACCCTCTGGCGTAATAGGGCGACTATTGGCACTAAAAGCGCTTAAATCAACATTGTTTTTGCTTGAGGGTGTTCTAGTCTTAAGAAACAAATGCACCATAGCGATAGAGGCTAAAGTCATGCAGAAACACACACTTAAAATGATTCTTAATGGACTTGCAGAGATTAACGAATACAGAGATGCATGTGAGGGTGCAGGTACACATCTAAACAGGCCTCTCGGCTTCTATAAGTTAGTGTCGGCTGCTGCTATTGAAATAGGCGTTAAAGAGGAGTCCAAAGCCTACAGGGAATTCTTAGCATCAGTTTTGATGATAAACCCAGGCATTGAGATTGACAGCAAAGTTAATGAATACTGGAAAGACGGCCTTGAGAAAACACCACTAACTCATGGCGGATTAACATGTATTCTTGCAGCAATTGCCGAAATAAACAGCTTCTTTGATACTGCTGCAACTCTTATAGGGCTTTCACCTAAAAAAATGCCAGCGCTAGACGGACTTATAGAATGTCTTTCTTTCGAGCTTGATAGGCCATTTCAAGAAACACAAAAAGCGGTCAAAGACATCAAGAGTATTGAAGAGGCTTATGTTTGCGTTGGCATGCTTAAACGCTAATAACTAACCGCTATTAGTCAATGGACTCCGACAAACAAAAAGAAACCTTGGCAGCTTTAGCCGCTCAGCAAATCCCCAGCACAACCTGGAGCATTGATCCACTAGGTGATGTGTGGATGATAAATATTGTCACAGGTCAGGCTGATATTATCATCCATTTTTGTGAGATGAGTGAAGACCAGCAAGAGCGTTTCGCGCAACAGCTAATCAATGATGTCTTAGAAAATAAAAGGATTTGTAAAGTTGCCAGGGGTGATTAAGCCTACTTTTTGAAGTACTCCCATGCCCACCAAGCAAGAACTACAAGCGTTGGCACAAGGCCCATCATCAAATAAAATAAATAGGCGCATGTAATTATCACAGATATCAAAAATACTTTCACAGCGTATTCGAAGATTTTTTCTTTATTCATTTGCGTGTCGCTCCCTTTTTTAGTGCTCCAGAAATTTAATGCTATATTAGCATTTCTATCAAACTACAGATAACCAGAATGCCAAATAGATTTGGTCAACTAACCGCCTATCTCGTCGTTGGAACCGTTCGACACGGTCGAAATAACGTCAATATATGGGAATGTCAGTGTGATTGCGGGCGCATCCTAAATGTAGACCAAAACTCACTTTTCAAACTAATAGTACCTGCATGTAAAGTGTGCCGCCGCGGGCCATGTGTCGTATGTGGCAAAGACATAATCAACGAAGAATACAGCGTCAAACGCAATACTTGTTCTGATGAGTGCTGGCGAGAAAACAGGCGGGCAAAACAGCTTGCTGCATATAGAATTAGAGCCGCTAAAGATCCAGATTTTCATAAAAAACACTATCAAGCGGCGTTGGCCCGCGATCCTGAGCACAATAAAAAGCGTTATCAGAGAAAGCTCGAAAAACTAAGAGCGATGAGCGAAAAAGATAGGAGGGCGTTTCTAGATAAAGAATATAAAATCTGCAATGAGTGGACGAAGGCCAAGCGGGCGTTTTTACGGGAACATGATCCTGTTGGTTATGAAGCGTTTTTAAAGAAGTGCCGACAGGGTCATAACCGACATTATCGCAGGAAAAAAGAGAGGGAGAGAAAGGAAGCAGAGGCAAAAAGCTCTTGAGTTCAGCCAGGGCCGAAGCCCCAGCCTATAAGCTGCCTATACGGCAGTGTATTAATGCATATTTCGGCAATATTTATATTTCTAAGCTACCAATTCGGTAGAGTAAAGTTATTGTGTCGTTATGTTTTCTAAACTACCTAATTGGCAGTGAATCAATAATAGCTCACAGACAAAGTTGCGTGCAAGTTCTTAAAAATTAACTTGCAAGAGTTATCTTATTGTATCGCAAGTATTCGTATGCCATTTTTTTTGCTTCGTCTAACTGCGGCGTTTTTTGTAGTTCAATATCGCAATAAGCCCTGCAGGACTCCTCTGTTTTAAATTTTTTAGTATCTGCTATATGAATGGATAGTCCTCTATTGTAATAATAATCTTGATAAACAGAGGTTAACCATCGCTGGGTTTGAGCAAGATAGGAATCATAATCAATTTTATTGCTAGTTGACGTGTACTCTCTAACCTGGTCTTCTATGCTGCCAAAATGTCTTTCCGCCCAAGGCTTTTCTTGAAGAAAAGCCCAAAACCATTAATTTTGACTGCTGACTGGATTCCGGAAATTTAAAAAAACCACATCATAAAAGAGATTGCTATCAACCATTTTCGCAAACTCAATACGCGACATTTCGGCCATAACTTATTGCTCTCCCAAAGCATCTATTATTTTGTGTTGTATGGATTTAACAGTTTTATAAAAGCCCGAACCTTCTTCAATGTCTAACAGCGCTTCACTTTCATTTTCAATTTTTTTTGATAGATCATCTCTTGACCATTTTGCGTTCATAGCTACATTTAAGTGATTGTGGAGTTCGTTAAGAACCTCCATTTCCAAATCATTCGCCATTTCTTTTTGAAAATTGATTTCTTCAACAATTGACTGAATTAACTCAAAAGACATTTGAAAACCTTCCTTACCGTTGAATTGTTTGATGATTTTAATTATACACAATTATTGTGTGAAATCAACAAAAACAAACAACTATTGTGTATTTTTGCGCTTTTGCATCTCGATGTGGCCTAGGATGACGGATTTAAACAGATATGGGTTAGTCTTATGCCAGTTCTGGAGTGTGTTGACGTGCTTATCTATCTTTTCCGCGACATCTTCGAGGCTCTTCGCTCCTAGCTTCTTAGCTGTGTCTGAGGCGCTGCTATGTGTAGTATTCATAATTATCTAATTTACTGTAATCAAACTGTATTCTAATTATGAACAATTATTGTGTATTGCGCTAGAAGAGATTAAAGAAGCCGCCACCGGCAAAATAGCCCAGTCCCTGGCAAGTAGCCGGTAGTTGGTGACGGCGTGGAATATTGTGCCAAAACTCGCTGCGTAGAAATAGGCGACATAACGGTTAATCTTTGTGCGACATATCTTACATTACGCGCCACAAATTGTGCCCGATTTTGTGCCCGGTTTGCGCCTCTAAACTGCATTTAAGCCCCTCTATAGGCCGCATTATACGGCGTTTTAGTTGATGTATAAGGTGTCATTTGGGACTTAAAATCCCCCGATCATTGCGATCGTGCCGGTTCAAGTCCGGCCCCGGGCACCACTAACACTTTGTTTTTAAATAGCTTTTTAATTTAATCCTCTTCAATATCCTCTTTATTATTCTGTGCCTGTTTTTCTCCTGTATCAACGTCCCCCTTGAAATTAACCATATTTATCGATATGCCGTGATAACTCTTTTCAGTTGTAGGCTTGTTTATAGAAACCTGACAGTAGGTGTATTGTGTGCAAGTAGTTTTGCTTTCTCGGTGTCTCATACGCTAAAAGTCCACTTTTTATCTCGCGTTTGCTCCAGTACAGCTATTTAAGTTTATCCTGAATAGGGGTATGTAGGAGAATAATGCGTTATTCTTTATTTCTGGTGCCCACCAATAGAATTATTAAATATGTTTGATTGTTAAAAGATGTGTCACATCCGTAAAGCACACATGATTAAGCAATCTTTTGTGGTACTCAAGCGCCACAGGCGATTAGTGATTAATAAATAGCAGAGTGCAATTATTAACGGCTATAAAAAACCTTAATACGGGCAACAATTTTTTGTCCTACTTCCTTTTATATTTTGAACGGCTAATAGTGAACAAGTTTCGTGTTTAATCAGTGTAAAAAACTATTTGTCGCTGCATAGTGTCCACGGTATAGCAACTCACAATAATTACCTTTACTGCTCACCTAGGTGTCACCTCACGGTATGCTCGGATAGCGCCATGTTCTTTTAATAAGGGAATCGGGTTTGTTGTAAAAAGGTATACTGTCCTTCAGAAGCGCATTGGCTAGTTTCTTCTCTGTGCTAAAACAATCGTTTCTCGGTAAGACTGATTAATTGTAAGCGCATACATAAGCGGTCTTTCTGAGTGGCAATTTTCGCAAAGTGTGTATCTGACTTTTTAAAAACATTGCCTTCTTTTTAAGGCAGTATTTCTACTTCGAGAAATTTGTGTAATAGGTGGGTCATTTTTTAAATCCGTTCTTTGTTGATCATTCGGATAGCTATAGACAAATAAAAACTGATAGAAAAACCAAGCCTGTGTAGGCTTGGGTGATCGATTATTGAGGGGGAGCGTTTAAGAATCAACTCAGGCACACAAAAACACGTAGTAGAGATATCAACCCTAACGGCCATGATTGACAGAGGCTTACTTTAGAAAATATCAAGCATAAAATACAGATACCCCTTATTTATTATAATAACTTATATATGCATCATCTGCTTTATATTGTGCTTAGCTAAGTGCCATAACGCAATATAATCCCCCCCCCATTTGATAAAACTTTTGCATATCTGGATGTTCTAGAACAATAATATTGGGAGACATATCATATTTGGCTAGTATTTTTTTCAATGTTTCTAGGTGCTCTTTGTCTCTTTCTTGTGTAATTGGAAAAAGTAAATTGTCACCACAGTCTACGAAGTCAAAAATATTTCCAACATAACTTTCTACTCCCTCATCATTTATTTCACCACAGATATCAAAACTAATAGGTTCAATATCGTCGTAGAAATCTCTGAAATTTGATAGAACAAAGTCTTCGTTTACATAATTTGGATTGTAAATTAAAACACTATTTAATAATTGTCTAATAGCAATATCTATGTGCATTGTTTCTGAATCAACATCAAGACACACAATGTTTTTAGTGTGAAAGTAGTATTCTAAAGTATTATTTAATTCTTCCTTGGATATATTAGGATTGTCATCATATATACAGCCCGATATTAGTATTTTGTCATAAAACCACTCGAAAATTCCGAAATCTAACTTTATTGGTACTTCTTGTATAGGTAATTCACCTTTAGATAAAAAACGAATTAGCTTTTCTTGATCTTCTGGATAGTCACAGGACTTAAAATAGAAGTATTTATGTTCGTCTTTTTTATCCTCGTTTTCCTCAAGATAATGCCGCTGCGGGAAAATGTCACCAAGCCAGATATCATTAAAATCTATTTCGGCACACTCTACATTCCGACCAATAGATTCCCTATGGTTGGTATTAAAATCATTAAGGTCGCAGCTGTAAATCTGAACATCAATATCCTTTGGTATTTGGGTTACAATATAGGCAAAGAGATCACATAATTCATGACGTAGTTTTATTTTATTAGGGAAAATTAGATGTATTTTGTCTTTTTCCGAGCTTTCTGATAGTGAGTTGACGGTCATATTTTATTTACACACATTGTTAGGTTTGATTTTTAACTTTTAAATAAGTAGAAATAAAAACATTTCTTGATTTCTATTTGAATTAGGATACGGTTTTTTTAACTGTTTAACACTGATGGAAATCAGGGGGTGTATTAAGTCAAATATATAATTTTTCTGTCAATTAATATTATTTGTAGTGTCTATGTAATGTTTAGGGAAAATATTTTTTCCTAAACATTACATAACTTATTTAGCCGCGTTAACAATTTATCATGATGATATCTTATACTGCCTTCCTTGTATCACGTTCACTATCCGTTTTTGATCTTCTCCTAAAATTTAAATTAAACAGGATTAACTCTATGGCTGAAACCCCTTCACAGTTAGCAACTCCATGCTATGTTATGTCATACCCTCACACATTAAGTAATGAAGTTCTTAATAATGTATGGATGGTTGAAAAATCAAAAGAATATGATCCTGAGGAATTTCCAATAAATAAGCCCAACTCCTACAGGCAATTCCAAGACTTATATAATTTTATAGCATCTGCTTCTATGGTGTATTTAATGCCGTCTGCTGGAAACTTTCAAGATCGGGTATACGTTGCAAATTTAGGAATTTACTTGCCCCACATTAAAAATGCCAATCATATTATTATGGCGAACTTCAAATCAGAACCTAGAGTGGGTGAAGAAAAAGAAGGTAAGAAATTTTTCGAAATGATGGGCTATGAAGTTCATGATTGTCCGTATCATTGGGAAGGAGAGGCTGATTTAAAATATTTGTCAGGTAGTACTTATATCGGAGGTTATGGACAGAGGACAGATAAAAGAGCCTATGAATGGATGGCTGATAAATTTGATATGAATATAATTCCTGTGGGAATGCTCAATGAGCATTTATATCATTTAGACTGCTCGATTTTTCCGATTGGCTCAGACACGGTTGTTACCTGTGCGGAGCTTTTTACCCGCGAAGAAATACGAAGTATCGAGAATTACGCTCAAATTATTGACGTAGATAAAGATGTTATTAAGGACTGTGTTACCAATTCGGTTCGAATGAGAGGTATTGTAATGTGTGGTTCTGACTTAATGGACTCCGTTCGTTCAGACCCTTGGTATGAGAAAGAAAAAATAAAAGTAGAAACGGTAGAAAAAATATGTTTCAAACTGGGTTTAGAGCCAGCTTTCTTTAACCTTTCGGAATTTGATAAATCGGGAGCAGCGCTAAGCTGTTTGGTTATGAGGTTAAATTACAATGATGTGACTAGCTTACGATAA